GAAAACAGATAAATCTCTTATTATTGAATTAGATGAATATAATGAAATTAAAATTAAACAATATCAAGTTTGGTAATAAAAAAGAGCTTAACAGCTCTTTTTTTTTATATCTTAAAATAGAACATTTGTTCTATCGCGAGATCTTAAAACTAATACAATGATTGATATCAGTGGCGGCGAAAATTTTAGCACATCGCGCAACAGAAGTCAAATGAAGATTTTGTGAAAACACAAAGTGAACACAATTGTCCCAATAGTCCAGAAAGTAAGATAGTTTATACGGGTCAAATAAAGATTTTAATTATCAAAGCAAAAAATGATCGATCTACCTGCGGTTTCACAAAGTCTACACAATTAAAGAAAGTCGTTGACTTTCACATTAAAGAGCGTATACTAATAGTTGTCCAAAGGAAAACAACGAAAGGAAATGGACATGCGTAAGGTTTTCGCTATTCTTGACATTGAGACTGTTACTGATGCTCGTTTGGCTTTTGATATTGCTTGGATTATTTGCGATTCTAAGGGCAATATCCTTGAGCGTTATAATGCTCTCGTGAGTGAAGTTGTTAATAGTCCTTTTGGTATGGCTTTCTTGCGTCGTGATTCTTTCATTAAAAATAAGGCTCAAATGTACATTGATGCTATTAATTTTCATGGTATTGATATCAAGTCATTTAAAGATATCATGCAAGATTTTAATAATATTTCCGCTCGTTATAATGCTAAAACTGTTATGTGTGCTTACAATGCTAAATTTGATTACAGTGTACTTAATGATAACGCTAGTTATATTTATGGTTATGGTGAGCAATTCTTTAATGATAATGTTGAAATTGTTGATATCATGACTATGGCATTGGCTACTATTTGTGATACTAATAAATATATTCTTTGGTGCATTCAGAATGGCATGATTACAGAAAAGGGTAATGTAAAGACTAATGCACAAACTGTTTATGCTTACATGCTTAATGATATTAATTTTGTAGAAGCACATCACGCATTAGAAGATTGCGAAATTGAAAAGGATATATATTTTAAGGCTCGTAAGCGTAAGCAAAAGCAACATAAGCAATTTGCAATGCCTATGTTTCATTGCAAAGAATGGAAAAAAGTACAATCTCGCAATATAAAATAGTAATAAAAAAGGGTAGGATATAAAAGTCCTACCCTAAATAATATTAACCAAGAGAAGAAAGTATAATGTGCGGGAATTGTGTTGACTTTGTGAATTAACCGATTTTGACTTGACAATAATTTGTTCACATGAGATAATTATAATGGAGAGAGATCGACCTGGACGAAAAATTATAACACAATCGCAAGGAAAAGTCAAGAGAAAATTTCAATCTACACAAAATCTCCATATTTGCCCAGATCTGCCGCACATCAAACATCTAACTAAAAAGCCCAGGACGATCGCATCAATATTTGAATAATTTCATATCAAAGTTTAAACATATCAAAACATCGACGAGGGCGAAAATTATACCATGCCCGCATGAGATTTGTCAAGAAAAATTTTTCTTCACATTTCCCGCACAAATCAATCCTGAAACTAGTTCAAGATAAAAAGCTTAATAGTTCAAGATAAAAAAGTTAATTAGTTCAATTTCAGACCAAAAAGTTCAATTCGATCAATTGTGGAGGAATTGTGTGGAAGGGAATTTCTCGTGCCTGTTGGGTCGAATCCATGATAATATATAGTTGTCCGAAGGGGAAAGAGAAAATTTCGAAAGGCGGAATGGTTCCCCTAGACAGAAAGAGGTGCCCTATGGCTACCAAGTTCAACGTCACTCGCAAGCAGGCTCTTGAGTCCATCATTGAGTTTGCGAAGGCTAACGAGTACGATAACGCGGATGTGATGGATGTGCTCAACAACATGCTTTCTAAGCTTCAGACTACCTCTAAGCGTTCGGGTGAGACGGCAGCTCACAAGGCTAACGCAAATATGCTTCAGAAGTATTTGAACCTCTTTGCAGATGGTGTGGTTCTCACGTCTCGTGAGTTTGCCAATAACGCGAATGGTTTCCCTGTTGATAACATGGGGCGTCCCTCTGTTCACAAGGCCACGGCCATTTTGGTGCAGGGTGTGAATGATGGAATTCTTGTGAAGGTTTCGCCTGAAAAGAAGTCCAAGCCCATGGGGTACAAGTTGGCCTAGTCAATGGAGTTTGGGGAATCTCCACAAAATCCCCACATATTAAATTTTGAATGGTCTGGCATCAAAAGTCAGACCATTTTCTTTCAAATTTTATTAGAACACGTGTTCGGGCGGAAGATCCTAGCTAGTATCAAGATTTTAGTTAAATGATTGATCGGTGCGGGCGAAAATTTTATCATATGCGCGACCAGTTGTCAAGAAGAAATTTTCAATTCACAGAGTCTACATAAGTTATCCTAATTGTGCAGGTTTTGTGAAGTATCAAGATTACAACTAGATTGGGCTCTGTTGGATGTATAATAAAGTCACAGACGAGGCACAGGGGATGATAGTCCTACGCAAGCGTGAACCGGGTGGTCTGGTTAATGGGCATTGTGCCGGCAGGTCAAGACAGAAAATAGCTACAGTCAGGTCTAAAGTCTGCGTGAGCGAAATTTTTGGCAGCTGCATAGGCAAATTTTCTATCGATTGGCAAGGTTATAGGCGACTCAACTATAGGCCCGAAACATAAGTAAAAATAATAAAATTTACTTGACAACTGATAGATTTTTATGATATAATAAAAATAATATGTCAATTTTAGTTAAAAATCAAGAATTTTTAACAGAAAATGAAATTTATACTTGACAACTGACCAATTTTCATGATAAAATGAAAGTTTATACCTAATTTTATACGCATTTATAACAAAAAAGAGCCCTTTCGGACTCTTTCTGGTATTTTTATTAATATTTTTACTAAACTGCTTGATAACGGAAGGGATCGTTCTTCTTCTCCTTCTCAAGACGCTGAATCAGGCCAAGTTCAACACCAAGCTTGAGAACTGCGGTTGCCTTAGGGACAGAAGGAATCTCATCAAAGAGCTCCTTAATCTCACCAGCAGTCTTGGGCTCAACCAGCGCAGGAAGAATAAGCTCTACAAGCTTCTCATTCTCCTCACGCTTCTTGGAATTACCAGTGGTACGAGAGCGATTAAGCTTCTGATACATGTTACCAAGGACATTGAGGAGGTCCTCAACAGTAGCGTCTTGATTCTCTGCTTGAACAGCTTCGACAAACTCATCCTGATACATCTCGACATAGTTACGAACGATAGCAATTGCAGCCTTCTGAGTGATAGCGTTCTTAGTAGTCATACTAACCTTCTTTCTTTGATTGGGAGTCAGACTCCTTTTGTCTGATTACTCTCTCCCTTTCGTTATATATATAATATCATGATTTAGACCCGGTTGTATACGAAAAACTTTGAAAGCTGGTTAAAAAAAAATGTTTCAGATTGTACAGAGAATTGCTATGCAGGTGTTAAAATGGGGATGCACTCCCCATTCAAAGCACACCATCAAATTTTTGTCCCAACCTCAACATACTATCAAATTTTAAATTTTTAAATATTTTTCATTATTAAATTTTTAATATTTTATATTACTAATATTCTTATATTATTATTAATTTTCCTCTTATTAATTTTTAACTTATCTCACTATCGTCTTTTAAAAGCTTCTTCTATATAGACTTCTATATGGTTTTTCTCTAACATATTTTCTAATCTATTATACTTATCTGATACTTCTTCAAGAGCTTCTCTTAATTTATCTATTGCATCTCCCAGCTCTATAATTTGTTTAACTTCAAGCTTCTTCATAATCTATAGACTCATCTCCCACACATATACTAATAATACATAATATAGAAATCAATACTACAAACCACATAATTACACCTCTGGGATACTCTTTAAAATTTCTTTATAAAATTCTATCATACAAATTTTAACAATTGTTTTTGTAATATTCTTTTGCTCTTCTTCTGTTAACCTATATAATAGAATATCATTAATATTTCTTTCATAAATATGATAATGATTCTTTATTATCATTTTACCTTGTTTAATATAACATCTACAATTCTTTTTAAAATTTTCCATTTTTAAAATTCATTTTTCAAAATCGAAATTTAAAAATCATTTTCTATAACCATTAATGGATTTTTCAAATTCAAATTTGCTAATTCTTTAATAAATTGAATATTTAATTTGCCCTCTATCATATAATGAATTAATTTCTTTTCCAAAAATTTCCACTTTTTATCTAAAGAACGAATAATATCCCAATATACCTCTTCATCAAAATCATCTTCATACATATAATATAAAAACTTAATATATTCATTTATATAATTACCAAGCTGGCTTCTTTTCATCACAAATAATTTAGGATATATAGGTAAAGGATTATATCTTTCCCCATACATTTTATAAAATTCAACCTCAGTCATATTTCTCCTTTCAAGAAAGTTGACTATATTCTTTTGTATTCTTTTATATATTATTTTATATTCTATATAGTCTTTCTCTGTCCAAATTTACTAAACCCTTTGACCAATTTGGACATACCCTTTGACTTTTTTGGACATACCCTTGGTCCAAATTTGTCAAACCCTTTGACTTTTTTGGACATACCTATTTTATAGGCATTTTCCGCACTTTCTCCATTTCCAAATTCATTTTTGGAATTTCATAAAAGTCTCAATATCCTTCTTCATTCTTAACCAAATAACCCCTCTCCTTCAACACTCTCTTAGCCTTTCTGAATGTACTTACACTAATACCAAATTCATTATAGGCTGCAACAGGAGAAACCCAAAACTCATAGCCTTCCATATTCTTTGCAAAATATAATCAAACTTCAAATTGAGCAGGAGTTAAATCTCTTAAAGCATATTTAATAGACCTTAAATTAATAGCTGCATAATAATTATCTACTAATCTACCATCGCAATCTTCTTTATTAATCACAACATATTCCTGATTTGGATTTGAATCAAATTTTACATTAGTTAACATTCCCAATACCGTTCTAGCAACATTTTAACACCATCTTGCTTATTTTTGTCAATGATTGCCCGCACATTTAAATCTTCATATCTATTTTCTTTATCTTCACTTACTATCTCTTGGTTTAACTTATAAATCGTATTATAATCAACATGAATTAAATTATCTTCATCTTTTACAAACCAGCCATATTCAATTAATTTTTCAATATACTTTTCATACTCTTTAATATCTAAACCTAAATAATTTGCAATATCTTTACCATCTAAATAAATCTCTTCTTGACCACTCTCATATAAATAACTTTCTAATATCATATAAAATAAAACTATAGAATACATATTAATATCACTAAATGTTCTTAACATAATATAAACAACCAATAGTTGTCCATCTTGTAAATCTTGTTTACTTAAATCAATTTCCACTATAGTTCTCCTTTATCTACTGCATCCAAAAGCTCTAGAAATTCATAATCAACTTCTAATTCTCCTTCATCATTCCTAGTTAACCATCCTTCTTCCTGTAACATACCCACTATATCATCATACATCTCAGCAGGACTTTTACCATTTCTTCCACTAATTCCTTGACCTATATATAAAGTCTTAATTTCATCTTCCTTCATTCCAAAAATAAAAGAAAACAAAATTCTATAGGCATCATAACCAGAACTATAATCATTCATCAATCTAATTACACTTCTAGCAACATTAGCATTCTTTTCTTTCTCTCTAGCTTTCATAAGCAATTGTTCATATCTATCTTGCTCCGCAAAAGCTTTCTCTAAACTTTGCATAACTTCTTTAAATTCATCAGTCATAAATATATCCTCCGCGGGACGATGCTATATTTCACTTTTAGCAACTTGAATATTTCATTCTTATACTTCTTCAGTTCTAATTTGATATTTATCAAGAACTGTTTTATCCTTAACAATTATTCACTCATTTTCATCTAAACTCTTATATAATTTAACACTAGTAACTCTAGCTTCTAATTGATATATATCTAAAATATCATTAACTGCTTGCTCTTTCCGCACATATTTACCTAGAAAATCTTTATTATTATATAAAGAATACATTTTCATAATAATCTCCTAAAAGAAAGGGGAGTATAAAAACTCCCCTTCTACCGCACATTTACTCTATTTACTATATTTTGTTTGCAACCCTTCCATTCACTGTGGTCTTTAATGGTTGCTCTAATCCTTATCTTGCTACCTTCTTCAATCTCCTGTTCACTATTGGTAAACCAAACAAAGATATTACCATCTTCATCTGCAAACTCAAATCTATGTCCAGTACCGTAATAGCCTTCAAACTCACTAATCCGCAGCACTTCAACATCAAACTCAAGTCTTTGCTTGATTTCACCAACCCACTGGCTATTCTTATACATCTCTTGAATAGCCTTCTTTTTAGCTTCTTCTTCTGCTACCTTCTTATCCCAATCTTCTTTACTCATAAAAGCATTAATTTCAATAACACCATGAGAGAAATTGAAATGTTTAGTTTCAAGAAGCTTTACTTCAAAACGACCAATTTTACCAACATATTCCTGCTGCCAAAATTGAATATATCCTCCACGAGTACCTTCCCAGCCGCCTATATCTTGACAACTTCCCTCTTCAAGATATTTAGAAAGAATACCAAACTGCTTATTGGAAAGTCCCCTCTCTCCGCAATAACCATTTTCATCTACAAGAAACTCAACGATTTTCTCTGCAAAAGTCATTTGATATCCTTTCTCTCTTTCCTTAATTATATTATACTATAAATAAAGAACAATTGCCTAGATATCAATTTTATCAAGATATTCAAAATAACAATTCACAAAAACATTAAACATTACAAAACCCAAAGCACACAATCCAATAAGACCAAGCATATTAAACTCCCATCTTTTGCTTAATATATTGAATATTATTCAACTGTTTCTTATCAATCTTTCCAATAACAGTATCTATATCATCTTTTCTCTTAATAAGAATAACCTTATTCTTATCTTCCAAACTCTTTTCAACTACAACATCAAAACAATCATCTTCACTATAAACAGTAAAAAGAATCATCTTTAATACTCCTGTTCAATAAGCTCCGCGATTTCACTTAAATTCTTTTGATGTTCAACAACCTTATAGGCAATTTTTACAATTTCACTTTTATAACTCTTATAAAAGCTTACAAAGATTTGACCGTCAATATTTCCAAAACCCCGCACATAATAATCTTCATTAGCTTTAAAACCAATATTCTCCATCTCTTGGTTGAAAAACATCTTGTAATAATTTCCAGCATTATAAGTAACTTGCGATTCAAGCTCCATTTCACTAATTTCAAAATGGGTTTTACCCTCATACTGCTTTAAAAGAATATTAGCCATAATTAAACCTGCCAATCTCCAACAATAGTGCGGATTATCGTTTCATCTCCGTATTCGTCTTTATAACTAACCATCGGCAACTTTTCAAGAATTCGTCGCCATGTCCCGCAAGATACTCCTTTCTTATATTGTCTTGCAATAGCATCAAGAGCTTTAATATAAGCATTTATCTCACAAAAAACTTCAATATCTTTAATATCACCAAGATAAAGAGTATAAAGATATTGAGCATTAGCAAAAATTTCTCTTGCAGCAAAAGAATGTTTAAGAACTTTAATAGCAGTTTTTTCAAACTGGTCCTCAGCTTCAAAATACTTCTTACCAAAGAAAAACTTCATGTTCTTATCCATTACTTTTTCCTTTCTCTTACTTTCTTATTATAAGTATATCAGAAACATCATCCAATTGTCTAAAAAATTTTTCCTCAATTCTAATTTTTGTTTTTGACAATCTTCTAAAATATATTTTATAATATTATCCAATAGGTAAAAGAAAGGAGTGATTCCTTATGATATATATAACTGGAGATTGTCACGGAGAAGTTCTTCAAAGATTTAGTTATAATAAACATCCATTTCTTAAAAACTTGACCGCAAATGATACTATCTTTGTTTTAGGAGATATTGGTCTATATTGGCCTAATTATGAGAAAGAAACTGAATATCAATTAACTAATATTAATAAACCTTGGAAAACAATATTTATAGCGGGTAATCATGATAATTATGATTTTATAGAAACTCTACCAATAGTTCAACCAAACTTTTTAATTTCTGGAACTATTAGACAAGATAAACAATTTTATTGGATAGACAAATCTTGTATTTTACAAATAGATAATAAAATAATTCTTTGCATAGCTGGAGCGAAATCTCACGATTCTAAATATATATTTGAAAAAGAAGAAAAATCCTTTATAAAAATAGCAAAAAGAAGAAATTTACCATATAGAATTAACCATATAACATGGTGGAACCAAGAGGAAATAAATATAGAGGATGTGCGGGCAACCCTTGAAAATTATGGTTCAAACAAAGTTAACTATATAATGTCACACGATGCTCCCGCACACTTCAATAATATAGCTAAAAAAATAGATATATATAATGATTATGAAGATAATGAAGGAGAGCTTTTTCTTGAAGAGTTAGATCAAACATTAGATTTCGATTATTGGTATCACGGACATTATCATTTCGAAGATTATACTTACGAAAATCATATGTGTGTTTATCATTCTATTTTACCAGTTGAATAAAAATAATTTATCAACTGAATAAAATTTCTTGTTCCCAACTGTTCAATTTTCATTATATAATATAATTGTCCAAAGGGGAGAGGACAAAACACAAAAGGTGTTTGACCCGTAGGACACGAAAGGAGCCATTATGGCTAAGAAGTTTAATGTTACCCGCAAGGACGCTCTCAATCAGATTATCGTTTTCGCTCGTGAGAATGGTTATGACAACGCAGATGTTCTTGAGGTTGTTGATAACATGCTCTCTAAGCTCCAGACTACTACTAAGAATACTGGTGAGACCGTAGCTCATCGTCAGAATGCTAAGCTCTTGGAGAAGAATCTTCATCTTTTCGAGGGTGAAGACGTAGCTCTTACTGCTCGCGAGTTTGCTACTACTGCAAAGGATTTTCCGGTTGACAATACTGGACGTCCTTCTGTGCATAAGGCTACTGCAATTCTTGTGCAAGGAATTAACGATGGTATTCTAACCAAGGTGGCTCCTGAGAAGAAGTCTCACCCTATGCGTTACGCTCTTAAGCAGGACTAGTCTTTATTAAGAGAAAGGATTTTATGCATCCTCCTTGATATTTTGTTTAGTCCTATTGGCTTTCAACTAAAGGAGCAATGATATGCATCCTCCTTGATGATTTTTGGGCGTCTCAGTTAGGAAGTTGTTTTAAGATAGTCCGGACCCTGTCTTAAAACCCAGCTGAGACGCCCTATTTTTTTTATTTTCAACTGTAAAATTAAAATGATATAATATAATTGTCGAAAGGAGAGAAAGATGTTCTATATTGATGAGAATGATTATCCTGAGAGCTATAGTGAAGAAATTCTTAAATATCAAACAAAAATTCTTGAAGTTGTAAAAACCTTCAGTGGAGAAAGGATTGATATGTTTGAGAAGTCTATTTCTATTGTTTTTGGGCAGCGTATTCGCATTGAATATGACTGGATAGGACATCGTGGAGAACTTTTCCTTGCGACTCGTGAAGATGCTTTTGCACAGAACATCTACAATGAAGATATGTACTGGGATTCTTATGAAGAGGATTATGACTATGATAGGTATTAATACCGAAATGTATCCAGATTCTTACGACAATAATACAAATGCTTTCTCTTATCTTTCAACCATTAAATCATTATATGAATCTGAACAAAGTCTAGAGTATGAACCTATAATTGAAACTCTTATTTATAAAGCTGAGAAAGAAAATATTTATATTCGTTTTGGTTGGATTAATCATGAACATGAATATTTTCTTGCAACTAAAAACGATGCATATGATGAAATTGCATATTTGCTATATGATTGTGAGGGATAATAATAATGGGATTTGAACTTGGTTTTTCCACTCACGAATACGATGAAAACCGTGACTTTATTAAAGATATTTTTTGGTCTTGGTGCGGTTGGGAAAATACAGACCTTTATGAAGCTCTTTCTGAACTTTCTAATGAAGGTTATACTCGTGCTTGTTCTGATACTGAATGTCATATTCCAATTGAAAATCTTGCATTTATAGAGACTCTTTATACTCGTCTTTATAATAATCCTCATTATGTTATATATCATAAACTTCTTGAACTTGAGAAAGATGATTTTGCACAGAAGTATTTTGATAATCTTACTATAGACCAGAAAGCTGTATTTTATCTTTGCTTTTATTTTGATGACCCTAAAATTACAGCTTTTACTCGACTTCTTATTGAAAAAATTGAATATGAAGGCTATTTTATCGTAGAATCTCTTTATGAGGCTTATCAAAAAGCTAAAGAAATGAATCTTAAAGAGGTTATACTTTATGGAGGATAAAAAGTGCGGGACATGCCCTCACTTTATTAAGAAGGTGTCGTAATTGAGTTTTGGAATGATTTTTGCATTGTTTATTATTGCCGCCATAGTGATTATAGGTCTTTGTGGAGGTGGCGATCCTCCCGCGTACTCTTAAATTTTTCTTGTCTATTGGTCTAAGAATATTATATAATATACTTATAGAGTGAAAGGAGATATTCTAATGACCAAGGATTTCTTTAAGTATAACCATGTTATTCGTTATGGTAAGCAAGATGTAGATGGTTATCTTAATGGTACTGTTTATGTTGAACCTAAGATTGATGGTACTTCATCTGCTATCTATTGGGATGGACAGGACTTTGTTGTTCAGTCTCGCAATCGTATTATTACTCTTGAAAAGGATAATGCAGGTTTCTGTGATTATATTCTTAATATTACTGATGGTGTTGCAGATGTAATTCGAGATTTTTGTAAGACACATCCTAACATTGTTGTTTATGGAGAATGGATTGGTGGCTGTTTTGGCCGTAAGTTCATCGGAACTATTAAGTATTATCTTCGTGGTGGTTTTTATGTATTTGACCTTCGAGATGCTAATATAGACCGTTCAGATATGGAAGCCTTTACTGTAGACCATAAGGGTTTTTATACTCCTGATGATGATATTTTCATTGAACTCCGCAATCTTATTCCAGACAATGTTGTTCCAGTAATTGCTAAGCTTGAAAATCCAACTTTTGATGAACTTCTTCAAATTGTAGAAGATTGTCATTATATTGTTCCTGAGAACGAGCACGTTGAAGGTGTAGTTCTTAAGAATTATGCTTATCGTGATAAATATGGACATTTTCAAATTGCTAAGATTGTCCGTAAGGAATATGTAGAATCTAAGGGACAAAAGCATCATATAGTAGTTGAGCCTGGAGCAGATGAAAAAGCTATTATTGCTGATTGTATGCTTAATGCTAAGCTCGAAAAGACTAAGAATAAGGTTCTTATCGCTCTTGGAGAAGATGAGTGGAAGAATGAGGGTAAGTTTATTGGTTTCTTTCTTAACCTTATTTGGGATGATTTTATTAATGAAGATTTTGATAATCAACTTCTAAAGCGTTATAATTATCCAACTCTAAACTTTGCTCAACTTAAGAAGCTTGCATTTATTCGAGGACGAGAGTTTCTTGGACTCTGTTAAGAAAGAGTGCTCCGCACTCTTTCTTTTTTACATAAGGATTAAAAATGAATTGATATTGAATACTATTACCTGAATTTTTTATATTTTTATTTAGTGCTCTTGCATTTAATAAAGACCTTCCTTTTTGGAAAATAATATTATATATTCATGGTGCTTTATTTATTTTAATTGAAATAATATTATTAAGTTATCAACTTTGTACTAGTTTAAATATTCCTGTAATGAAAGTAGGTTAATATGGCAAGATATGATGATGATTATGATACTCCCAATAGACAAAGAGACTTAGTTCTTAGTGTAAATGAATTTTGTTTTTTACAAAATAAAACAAATGGAACAATTAAAACTTACACTGGCCCTATTACAATGACAATTTCTGGACAGGAAAATCTTGTAGTTTTTGATGCTAAGACTAAGCGTTTTAAAGAAACTCAAGATTTTGATAGAGCAAGACAACTTTTTGTTTCTGCTCCAGAAGGATGGTATATTGTTCTTAAAAATCCTGCTATAGACAATTCTCACCCAGAACAAGCTAAAGCAGTTAATTCTCCTGAACTTGAAATTGGACATAAAATTAATATTCCTGGCCCAACTTCATTCAGTCTATTTCCTGGTCAAATGACTCGTGTAATTCAGGGCCATAGGCTTCGTTCTAATCAATATCTACTTGCTAGAGTTTATGATGCGGAAGCTGCCAAGAGTGCAAATGCAACTGTAATTGATGCAGAAGGTAATGAAGTTAAAGCTAAACAAGAAGATTACTTTGTTGGTCAAATGCTTGTTATTAAAGGTACAGAAGTATCTTTCTATATTCCACCAACAGGAATTGAAGTAATTCCTCTGAATAATAATACTTATGTGCGGGACGCTGTAACACTTGAGCGCCTTGAGTACGCTATTCTTAAAGATGAAGATGGAGAGAAACGCTATATTCACGGTCCTGCGGTAGTATTTCCAAAACCAACTGAAACATTCTTAACAAATGATAATAAAGAATTAATCTTTAAAGCTCTTGAACTTTCTCCTATTAGTGGCATTTATGTTAAAGTAATTGCTGAATATGATGAAAATGGTACACATCATCCAATTGGAGAAGAATTATTTATTACTGGTAAAGACCAAATGATTTATTATCCTCGTCCTGAACATGCTATGATTCAATATGATGGTAAATATATGCATCATGCAATTGCTATCCCAGAGGGAGAAGGACGTTATATTCTAGATAGACTTAGCGGAAAGATTAAAACCGTTAAAGGTCCGTTAATGTATCTACCAGACCCTCGTACAGAAGTTGTTGTAAAACGTAAACTTACTTATAAAGAATGTGAACTTATGTATCCAGGCAATACAGAAGTTCTTGCTTACAATACTGGACTTCAAGAAAATGTTAATGATAGAAAATATGCTGCTACAGTAGATGCTTTAACTTTAAATACAGCTAAAGTTACTAATGCTTTCCAAATTGATTCTGAATTTAGTAGAGGTACAACTTTTACCAAACCTCGTACTATTACTCTTGATACTAAATATGATGGAGTAGTTACTATTGATGTTTGGACTGGATACGCTATCAATATTATTTCTAAAAGTGGTAAGAGAGAAGTTGTTCTTGGACCGACAACTCGTTTACTAAATTATGATGAAACTATTGAAGCTATGGAACTTTCTACAGGTAAACCAAAAACTACTGATAACCTTTTCCGCACAGGTTTCTTACGTGTTGAAAATAATAAAGTGTCTGATATTATTAAAGCAGAAACTTCTGATTTTGTAGAAGTTAATATTAAAGTTTCTTATTGTGTAAACTTCCTTGAAGAATATAAAGATAAGTGGTTTAGTGTTGAAAATTATGTAAAATACTTAACAGACCATATGCGGTCTTTACTTAAACGTGAGATTAAGAAATATTCTATTCAAGAATTTTATAATAATTCTACTGATATTGTGCGGAATATCGTACTAAATATTGACGAAGATTCTACTACTATTGGTCGTACCTTTGAAGAAAATGGAATGTTTGTTTACGATGTAGATGTACTTTCTATTAATGTTGACCCATATTTTGCAAATATTTTTGAACGTCATCAAGATGAAATTGTTCAAAAAACTTTAGATCTTGCAAATGCAGAAGCTCAATATGAAGTCTCTAAAAAACTTAATGAGTTTGCGCTAAAAGAAGCTGAACTAGATAATCAAAAACGACTAAAGATTGCAGAATATAAACATCAACTTACAATTGATAATATGAACAAAGAAGAACTAATTGCTGAAAAACAGCATGTAATTGAAAAGGCAGCAGCTCAAGCAAGATATGATGCACAAGAACTTCTTAATGCAATTCAAGCAGAAGAACTAAAGAGAAACAAAGCTCAAACAGATGCAGTAATTGATAAACAACGTGATATTGCAGCTATTGAAAAAGCTAAACAAGAATCTTACGCTAATACAATTAAGACAATTGTAGAAGCTATTGGCCCAGACTTAGTAGCAGCACTAACCGCAAGAGCTAATGCAGATATTCTTGATAGTGCTACTAAACATATGTCTCCATATGCAATTGCAAAAGATGAAGCTGTTGCTGACACTATCAACACTCTTCTTCGTGGAACTACTCTTGAAAATGTTGTAGAAAATATTACTAATTAATTTGTAAATCCAGTCTTTAATCTTAAGGCTGGATTTTTTTGTAGTCATTTTATAGCCTTTTAGTTTATAATATTAATAAAGAAAAGGAGGAAAAATGGCTAATTTCTCTCATTATCCTGATGATGGCATTGTCGAACTTCGTTATGAAGATGATATTGAATACTTAATAGTTGCTAAGAAAGATTGGGATGAAGGAAGAATTTTTGGTTTTTCTACTCATTATTATTCTGTAGCTCGTCAATATTGTAATGAGCATTCTGATAAAGAGTTTATTATTACCCTTATCTAAAATAATTCTTTTCAATAGACTCAAAATTATATTATAATATAACTAAAGAAAATGAGAGAAAGGAATTGGCAATGGCAAGTCGTGAAGATATCATTAAGAAGATTCAAAAACTTTTTGCTCTTGCAAATGATAATACTTCTAAGAAGGAAGCTATTGCAGCTTCTCTCATGGCTCAACGTCTTATTGCTCAGTATGACATTCAAGATTCTGAACTTTATGAAACTGCAACTTTTGAGGTTATAGAGGTTCCTTCTGAGCTTTCTTATAGGAAATTTAAGTATACACTCGGTCAAGTAATTGCGGACAATTATCGTTGTCGTATTTATTGGTCTAAGTATGGTCGTAAACATGCGGCAGTATTTGTTGGTCGTAATCTTGATGCTAATGCAGCAGCTATTGTCTATAACAAGATGTATGCTTGTGTAAATGATTATGCCAATAGTGAGTCTCGTAAATATCGTGGACAAGGTGGAGGTCTTTATGGAGCTTATTACAATTCTGCGGCTATAGCTTTTATAGATGGTATTCGTGCAGAACTTGAAAAGCAATGTAAAGAACTTATGCTTGTTCGTTCCCAAGAGGTAGATGAAGAATTCGAGAATATTACCGCAGGTTGGGGTAAGATTAAAGATACTTCTCTAACCAACGCTGGTTTTTGTAACTATGAGCAAGGTGTTCAGGCAGGACGAGATGCTGTTCGTGCGGGACGTCTTAATGCAGATACTACTAAATCACTCGGGGCTTAGTTGTTTATAGATTGGTGACAAAATGACTTTTATTGATTTTGTAACTTTTATTATTATTATTATGGCTATTATTGTTGGTATTTGTGGAGGATTGGGCATTGCTTATCTAATTACAATACATTATGAGAGGAAAAATAATATTGAGTATTAGTAAAAGAGATTCTCATATTGTTTATGATAAAATGGTAAATAAATATTATTTTATTTTGCCAGATGGAACAGATAGAGAGGTTCCTTATATTAATTGGGTTGAAGATATTGATTGGCAGAAAATTTATATAGAGTTATATAAGCTAATTATAAATAAAGACCCAAGAGTACAAGAATTAGATAAAATGGAAGTGTGGGAAATCTGTCAGCTATTTGATGTTTATCTTTAAGGAGATTTTCATGAGTATTGTAAATTTTGGTAAAGAAACTCGTGACAAGATTATGAATGTTAATCATTTTATTAGCGATATTGCTTGGATTGGTAATTATCGTTTCCGAGTTGATATTGATGAATTTTTTAAAGTAGCTGATAATACTAATTATGATAATGGTTATGGAACTAATTATATTCCTGTAGACCTTATGATTGTTTTTAAAAATGGAGACTCACTTCGTCGTTTTGAGTATGACGGAAGTGAATATTGGAAGTTTTATCCCGGTCTTACTAAGCCAGCTTCTTTTCGTCATTTTAAAATTGATAAATTTACAGATGTTGAATATTGTTGGGAGCTAAATGAATGTGTGCAGTAAAAATTGTAAAACCTGTATCTTTTTTGAAAAAGATTATGGAAAAGAAAAAGGTGAATGTCATAGATTTCCTCCACAGTTTGCGGTAGTTGAGTGCGGATATTCAACATCTAAATATTATAGATTTCCTAAAGTAAATATATATGATTGGTGTGGGGAGTGGTCTGAAAAATGGGACAAGTAGGAATACCTCTAGTAAAAGATTTTTATGCTAGTGGTGAAGATATTAGTGATGAAAAACTAACTAACAATATTATAGATAAAGAAATTATCTTTAAAGGTAAAATTTTTGATATTGAAAAGAATATTGTACAACTTCCAAATAAGGAAGAAACTATTCGAGAAATTGTCAAACAACCAAATGCAGTTGGTATTTTTGCAATGACTAAAGATAATAAAATTGTTTTAATTCGACAATATCGAACATCAGTTGATAGAGTTGTGATTGAGATTCCCGCAGGAAAAGTAGATGATGGAGAAACTCCTATTCAAGCTGCCCGCAGAGAATTTTTAGAAGAAACTGGTTATCAAGCTGAGCATATGCAATATTTAACCACAATTGCTTCTTCTATTGGTTTTACAGGAGAACATATTGATATTTTTTATGCAGATGATTTAGAATTTGTAGGTTCAAATCCTAATAATAGTGAATTTATTGATATTAATTTAATTTCTTATCATCAAGTTAAAACAGCTATTAAGGAACATAAAATTATTGATGGAAAAACTATAGCCGCTTTTCTTTATTTTAATAGTTTTTGTGCATAAAAGGAGATAATAAAATGAGTAATCTATTTGGTAATTTTGAATTTGGCCCTATTAAGAATACTGATATGGAAAATACTCTTCGTATGTCTCTATATGGTCTTGCTATTAAAAATGTTGATGGAAATTTTGTAGCTTTTAATTCTGAAACTAATGATATTATTAATGTTGATGCTTTTGATTTTGATATTCCTGATATGATTTGGGCAATGCCCGCACCAATCAAGAATATTAAAATTGGAGATATTATTCGTCATAATAAGCATTATTGTTTCGTTAAGGCTATTGGAGATAATACTTTAGATGTTATTGATATTAGTAATGGAACAGTTATTTCTGTAATTCCTACTAAAAATATGTTTAATTTTAATTTTGTAACTAAGATTATTACTCCTATTGGAGATTTTAAAGCAAATGAAGATAATCCTTTTGGGAATATGCTTCCATTTTTAATGATGAATAATCATGATTTTGATATGAAAAATCTTTTAATGTTTTCTATGCTAAATGATGGAAAGCTTGATATGTCTAATCCATTAATGTTAATGCTTCTTTTAAAGAATGATAATAAAGATTTAGGTGATGTTGCCCCTTTAATCCTAATGAGTCAACTAAATTAAAATATTATATAGTTCGACATGATAATAAAAGGTTGGCTCAAATACCAGATACAAATCGTTTTCTAAATGATAGGAGAGTATCTAGAGGATTTAGTTTTTATGGAAAACCTTATGATAAACATTGGATAGAAATTGTCGAATGTATAAATTATCCTTACTTAGAAGGATGGTATCTTTGGAATTCCGGTATTGAAGAATATGAAACTGATGTTGAAGAATATGAAACTAAATTTGATATTGATATGGATAAATGGACAGAAACAAATGATGAAGTAATTTATAGTGACCATACTAATGATTATATCTTTTAATAATTAACTGCTAAGATTTTATTCTTGGCAGTTTTTTCTTTTTTATGATATAATATTATTAAAGTAAAGGAGAAAGAAAGGATTTCTCATGGGTGTTACACTTTTTACTGTTCTTGAAGAGCATTATGTTAATGATAAAAATAATTGGGGATATGGTTCTCATTATGTAACTACTCGTGGAATCTTTTCTACTATTGACGCTGCAAATGAATTTGTTCTTGAACTTGCAACTGACGAGTATCTGTCTGAAGATGAAGAATATTATAGTTGGGAATACCGTGTTGGTCATGGATGGGATACTGACGTAGATTGCGGAACAATTGTTCTCCAAGATGCACATTCTTATTTTAAGGTCTGGGTTGAACGCACAACTTTTATGGATTAAATTTTAATTTAAGTTTTAATAGGAGTAAAATTATGGCAATGCTTGGATTAGAAGATTATCTGTGTGAAGCATGTAAGCATTTTGATACAGATGGAAGTGATGGAAATCATCCAAATTGTGCTAAACAATTTTTTAGTGGTAAAAAACGGCATTGCGCTATCAGAATAGGTGAGGAATGTCCTTATGGTTTTGAATTTGGCATACCAGCAGGATATCCTGTAAGTATGAAACGCAATCGTGAAAGAGCATATGAAATTGCGCATAAGATTGGAATTAAAATAGATGAATAAGTGAAATAAATGAGCAGCTATATCATTGATTATAGCTGCTTTATTAATATTTGTATATCCTACAATTAAATTTATAAATACAAAACAATATCAATATACTTATATAGAACAATCTCAAAATATAGATAATAAAGAACAACAATTAGTAAATGCAGTTGAATATAATAAATTATTAATTAATAATTATCAAATTAATAATACTAATATGGGTGGAAAAAATGAAACAAATGATGATATAATTATTCCTGACCTTGATCCGCAAATATTAGATTATAAAGAACAATTAAATGAAGTAATTACAGTAGTTGAAATTCCATCTTTAGGAATTGAAATGCCAATTTTTCACGGAACTGATGAAGCTACTTTGACAAAGGGAGCTGGTCATGTAGATTATACTGCTTTACCTATTGGTGGAATAAGTTCAAGATGTGTGATAGCTGGACATTCTGGTATGCGGAACGCTGAAATGTTTGATAATATTAGAAAATTAAAAATAGGAGATAAAATACTTCTTCATACTCTTGGAGATGTATATTGTTATTCTGTCTGTCAAATAGATGATATGGTAGAACCAGAAAAATTAGAAGAATTGATTCAACCAATAGAAGGAAAAGATTTAATTAGTTTATTTACTTGTACTCCTTATGGAATTAATTCTCACAGATTGGTTATTACTGCGGAAAGGGTGCCATTTGTTCAAAATGACAACTCTTTACAGTTTAAAGATAACAGTAGTTATTTATATTTAATTATTCTTATAATAATTATTATATTTATAGTATGAAAAACTAGATAAGCTTCTGATAATTTTTACAATTGTCAGGAGCTATTTTTTTATGATAAAATATTATTATTAAAGAGGAAGGAGATGTAATGGCTACTTATGTTGTTTCAGATATTCATGGATATTATTTCAGATTTTTAGACCTACTTGAAAAGGTTAATTTTAATGACAATGATGAACTTTATATTCTAGGAGATATTATAGACCGTGGCCCGCACAATGGTGAAATGTGTAAATGGGCTATGAATCAAAAATCAAATGTACATTTCCTTCTTGGTAATCATGAAGATATGATGTTGTCTGTTCTAAATGGATACTCATATTCTCATAATATTATGTCAAGTTCTGACAGTATTATTTGGGCTCAAAATGGAGGTTATAAAACTTATTTTGATTTAATGGAAATATGGAATGAACAAGAGATTATAGACTTTGTATCATGGGTGCGGAAATGGCCAATGTTTTATGATATAAATGTCAATAATCGTCGTTTCCTTCTTGTTCATGCTGGATTAGCTTTAAATGGTGTTAGAATGTCTGACAGTAATTATAAGTATGGTCGTCAAGATATGATACAAATTCCAGATTTTCCTGACCAATGGGCGCAAACTCTTTTATGGGTAAGAGATAATTGGTTTTATGATACAGAAAAGCTTCCTTGTGATGTAATATTTGGTCATACTCCTACTAGTTTTATTTATGAAAATCTTATTTGGTTTGAAGAAGATTTAGAATTTTTTAAAAATCAACAAGGTTTAGAATTTGAAGGTGAATCAAAGAGAATTTTGCATATTAATAAGCAAAAACATGCTATAGATACTGGTCGCAGTATTATGGGAATGCTCAGGCTTGATGATATGGAAGAATCTTATAGCGATATTGAAGAGGTAGATGAGGATGCTGAGTAATAGTGAAACTATAATTAAATGTGGATATTGTGACCCTTGAAGTAATAGTTATTTAGTTTCTCAATGAGGACTAAGTATTCAAATAAAAAGAAATTATTTAGAATGTCATTATGGAAGTGGTACTGGTCCTCATTCTATGAGTAATTATATAACAAAAGCAATTAAATATTGTCCTATGTGTGGAAGGAAATTATAATGTGTAATAGACTATCTTTAGGTCAAAAAGTTAAAATTATTTGCGGAGATAGTGTTAGAAAAAGTACATTACAATTTCTTTGTTTTGATTTAGGTCTTTTAAAAAAAGATAAAAATTATTCTTATAAAGAATTATGAACTTTATTTACTAAATATTTAGACCAAGAGGGAGAAATAAATGAGTAATGATATTGTTTCTAGTCCCGAGCATTATATTGCGGGACGAATCTATGAACCTCGTAAAGTTATTATGGATTGAGGTTTAAATTTTTATTTAGGGAATGCTCTTAAATATATTTCAAGGGCTGGCCGCAAAGAAGATGCTATTACAGATTTGCAAAAAGCTAAACAATATATTGATTTTGAAATTGAAAGACTCCAAGAGACAAAATCTCTTTAGAATAATGAAGAATATTTTTTCTTGTCTCTTGATATTTAAAAATGATATAATATTATTAAAGAGAAGGGGAAAGGAGTTTGGCTATGAAGTTTGAAGAGAATCATTATTATCTTTATGAGAATAAGATTTATCGTTATATTGGTAAGACTACTTTTCCAAGTGGTTATACTCTTTATTATTTTGAAAATGATGATTTTGGTAATCTTACTCTTGGTGAAGAAGATATTATTAATATTGTTGAATTTTAATACTTTACAACTTTTTCTATTTTAGATTATAATATAATTATAAAAGAGAGAAAGGAAATACATGTTAACTCCACAGATTGCACAGACAATTGAAAATTATCTCCGTGGTCAGCTTGCAAATATTAATTTTGATGAAATTTGCTGGTCTGATTATGATAATTCTTGTGTTGATTTTATGAAGGAAAATCTGCCTGATTGTTATAGTGTGCGGGCTGGAGCAAGTAAATGTGTTCTTTTCTTCACTAAAATTTCTAATCTTGGATATTGTGTAAAAATTCCTTTTCTTGGTTTTGAAGATGAGGATGAAAATGGAGAACTGTATCGTGATAGCTATGAGTATGCTAATTATGTCTTTGGAGCTTGGAGTGGCTATCGTGAAGAGACTTCTTCATGGGATTATTGTAATGTAGAAGCTTTTATAGGTAATAAGGCTGAGGAATGGAATATTGATGATTTCTTTGCCCGCACTTATTATCTTTGTAAAATTAATCATCATCCTATTTATGTATCAGAACTTGCAGATAGTACTATGGAATCTAATTGTGATTATTATAAGTCTCCAACCTATAATGATTCTTATAATAAGGGACTAGAGTTAAAGTTTGAGAATTATTGTGTTATTGATAATTATTCTCTAGGATTCTTTGTAGATAATTATGGAGAAGAAGCTGTAAAGCGTTTTCTCTTCTTTCTTGATAGGTTTAATATTGGAGATTTATCTGAAAACAACATTGGTTTCCGGAATGGATTTATTAAACTTATTGATTATAGTGATTTTAATGATTAGTCGTGATTTGTCCGAATAGAAAGAGGTTTTAATATGAAGTGGAATACTACAACTCCTAAACAGACCTATAACACTTATGAGGGTGGTAAGGCTTATCAGCACACTCTTGAAGATGAGTGGTCTAATTTTATTTTTTCAAGCTATCTTGGAGACTCATATTATGAAACAGAAGAGCAGGTTCAACAGCGTTATATTGAACTAACTGAAAAAATTATCACTAAATATGGACCAGAAATTGCTGGTAAGATTGCTCAATTTAGTCGTAATGAGCTTGGACTTCGTAGTATTTCTCAGCTTACTATGGCTATGATTAATGACAAACAATTTAATGGCAAGCGTCAACTTTTTGCTAAATATTTTCATCGTCCTGACGATGTAGCAGAAATTCTTGCTGCTATGGATATGCTTGGTCAACATTGGTCACACGGTTTTGTTCGTGGTGCTGGAGATTATCTTTCTACTCTTAAAGAGTATCAGCTTGCTAAATATAAGATGCTAGGAAAGAAGTACAATCTTTATGATTGTATTAATATTTGTCATCCTAAATCTAAGGCTATTACTGCTTTTAAGAAGAATCAAATTGATGCTCCTGATACTTGGGAAGTAAAAATCTCAACTGCCAAGAGTAAAGATGATAAGAGTAAAGAGTGGGTACGTCTTGTGCGAGAAGGCAAGCTAGGATATCTTGCTCTACTTCGTAATCTTCGTAATATTATTGAAGCCAATATCTCAAATACAGATATTCAAAAATATCTTGTCCCACAACTAACTAATGAGACTGCTATTAAACGTAGTCTTGTGTATCCATATCAAATTTATAATGCTTATATGGCAATTAAAAATGCTGGATACGTTAATACTGCTATTATTGGTGGCCTTGAGCAAGCATTTATTTATTCTTGCGGGAATATGCCAGACCTTAATCACAGTGTCATCATTCTTGACGTATCTGGTTCAATGGAAGATAAAGTTAGTAAGCAGTCTAATATGACTATTAAGCAGCTTGGAGCTTGTTTTGCTGCTGCTATTTATCTAAGTCAGCCAGATGTAACTTTTGTTAAGTTTGGTAATACTGCTCTTGAAAAGACTTTCCGTAAAAATATTACTCCATTTGAAATTATTAATCAAATGTGTGCTAATGATGGTTGCGGATTTGGAACTTGTCTAGGTTCAGCTTATCAAATTTTAAATCGCAAGTATGATAATATCTTTATTATCTCTGATATGCAGACTATGGATGTAAATGAGTGGGAAGGCTATGGTTGGTATCATTCAATCTCAACTTCTCAAACTTATCGTGAGTATGTTAGCAAGTACGGAACTCCAGAAGTTTATAGCTTTGATTTAGGTCATTATCATACTACTGCTCATAATCCAGCAGACAATATCCATCTAATTACTGCGCTTAATGATAAGGTATTTAAGTTTATTGAAATTCAAAAAACTGGGAAAAACCTTATTAATTATATTATTGAAAACTACTAGTTTTCTTTCTTTTCTTTCCTTTCTCTATTCCGTATTTCTTTTTATGAAGTGCGGAATTTTTTTTTGACAATTTTTCTAGAAACATGCTATAATTATATTAAGAAAAAGGAGGAATTATGAAATTCAATCTTGATACTTGTGTGAGCAACGTGGCCTTTAGAATATATGCAAACCTAAAAGATTTTGAAAACGATATTGAACAAATGATTCCTCTTAAAAATGTGCGGGCAAGCGATATAGATAATCTTCTTGAAAGTTATGGATTGAAATATTATGACCTCCCGCAAACTATAAAGAATAAAATTGACGAGATAGATTTAGTGGACTAAGAGGTGTTGCCGTTGTTTCCTATAGACTGTCTTACAGATATTGATAAACAAACTATTAATGAATATTTAAAAGTAAATGGTTTTAATTTAATTAATTTGGAAAATGTATTAAATAATTGGAATAAAAATAAGTTAACTTTATTTAAGGCTTTAGGAAAACAATTAAAGATTTCTGTTCCTATTGAAACAAAAGTTAGAAATAAATATCTTATACAGAAACTTAAAGATTATTATTCTTATCCAGCTTCTGTTCATTATGATTTTGATACTTTTGTTCCATCAGATATTTTATTTATGATGCGACAAAATCCGTCTCAAGTTATCAATGATTATCATTTAACTAATGAGTTTATTAAAGATAGTTTTCTATTCTTTTTAAATTCTGATTCAATTCCCGCGCCTTCTTATTTTACATTTCTTCGACTCTTGGATTATCAAGATGTATTTAATAATTATTATAATAATACTTTTGATGAACCATTAAGATTTGCCCAAGAGGGAAAGAAAGATTTAATTATTAAAAGTGGAACTAAAATTATGCGGGCAATCAGAAAAGTATTAGAATATTATAATTATCCTAATATGAAACTTTTTGAAAAATGGAGAGATGATATCTCTATTATCCGCACAACCACACATACCACTTCTAATTTAGTTATTTCAATTCATCCAATTGACTTTATGACCCTTAGTGATAATAATAGTAATTGGAGTTCTTGTTTAAATTGGAAAAGAGAAGGTTGTTATAGCAATGGTACTATAGAATTACTTAACTCAAACATGGCTATAGTGTGTTATATTGAAAATCCTAATACTGAATATTTTATTAATCCTGAAAGTTCTCAATATATAGCTCCTAATAAAATGTGGAGAGCTATTGGTTATGTTCATAAGAAAATTATTCTTATAGGTAAAAGTTATCCATTTTCAGATGATGATATGTCTCAAAGATGTTTAAAAATTCTAGAAGATTTAGTTTATAAAAATCTAAAATGGAAATATAGTTTTCATAACCAAGAGTACAAAGATAGTGTGTATTTTGAAAATGATAATGACTTACATCATGGATCAATGGAAGAAATTAAATATATGATTGATAGCTATGATAAAGCTTGTTTTGGTAATCATATATTTTTAGGAAGTAATAATTTATATAATGATGTCGTAGCAGACCCTCTTAACAAATATTATTGTTCTAGAAATAAAGTAAATGATAATTTATTTTTAAATGTTTCTGGAAAATGCTCTTGTCTTATTTGTGGAGAAGAGATTGATGTACACGGTTCTTCTAAAATTTGTCCGACGTGTCAAAGCTTATATATGTGCGGGAATTGTAGAAAAGTAGATAATCATTATAAAAAAATGTACAGTTTATTTATTACAACTTCACATAGGAGTTATCTCTCTTATGCTAAATATGTTTTTGAAAATGAAAGAAATACTATTAATCTTTGTGATGAATGCTTAGAAGATATGATTAATAAAAAATATTTATCTGTTTTTAAAAGTGATGAAGATGTATTTTTAGCTTTTAATAAAGAATTTCAGGATGCTAGAAAAAGCCCTTTAATTTATTATGTTCATCGTGAAAAACCATATGATTTAAATTTAGATATGGAATTTACTTATTTTCAATATTGGTATATTGAACATTTTTTATTTAAAAATTATTTTTATAATATAGATAAAAATAAACTTTTAGAAATGAAAAAAGTTTTAGATAATAACACTGAGTTGTTAACATTTGATAATATAAAAAAATATCCTCAATTAATTTGGGCAAAATAAAAGAAAAAAGTAGCTGTTACTTTTATAATAATTATATTATTTAAAGAAAGGACGTGGTATCTTTGTTATTTTATAAATTAAATACAGATATGTCTACGGATAAGGATGGTAATTCTAAGGTTAAAGTAAATGTAAAAGATTCCAATGGTAATGATTTTGAAGTCGCAGAAGAAGGAAAAGATTTACTTCAACTATTTGAGAAAATTATGAAAGATTTTGACAATGTAAATATTAAAACGAAAGAAGAGAAAAAAGTTACTACTCCTGATAGTTCAGTTGAAACTTTACTTCGTCATAAAAATATTGAACTTAGAGCAAAAAATGAAAAACTTCAACAAGAAGTTATTAAGTTAGCTCAAGAAGTTAATAGATTAACTGAACTTCTTAAAGAAGAAAAAACTAAAAATGTAAGATTTACTACACCATCTCCTACTTTTTCAATGGATAAACTAAATGAAGGTGAAATTAATGATGCATACTTAAATTCAATTACAGATTTTTTAACAGGAATTTTTTAATAGATAAATAAAAGAGAGTAAAAAGCCATTCTCCGTAGGAGAGTGGCTTTTTTTGTTTAAAGGAGGAATTTATGCAATTAGCTATTCCATTCCAAGCGAATGGAAAACTTAATAGTAAAGCTGATGAATTTATAATTGATTATGATTCAAATAAAAATCAATATCAAAATTTAGTCAATTTTATTACAGCTTTCCCTGATAAAGTTATTAATATAAATATAAAATCTGAAATTAATTTTAAAGAATTAGAAACTTTAAATAAAATAGGTAAAATTAAAATAATTTTAAATCCAAGAAAATGAGCATTGTCCGCTCAATTTGTAGAGAAAGGTATTGATTTTTATTTTAAAGAAGAGTTAATTCCTTGTAACTATTATCAATTACATTCTATCTTATCTCTTGGCGTTTCAGATATTTATATTCAAGATGATTTATGTTATGAAATGGATAATGTTAAAAGTTATTGTAGACAATATGGAGTAAACTTAAGAGTTGTTTTAAATACAATACCTCATTCAATGTTAATTAACCAAGAGGAAAAGAATATTGTATTTTATAGACCTGAAGATACATATTTTGATTGATACTTTGATATTGCGGAATTTGATGTTACAACTCAAGATAATAAAATAAATTGAAATTTATTAAACGTTTTATATGATACTTATTTTATAAATAAAAGATGATATGGTAATTTGCAAGAAATTATTAAAGGTTTACCATTTGAAGTTTATAATAAATCTTTAGTTCCTGATTTTAATGAGTGTAAATTAAATTGTAAAATGAAATGTAGAAATAGACACTCTATTTGTAATAAGTGTAGTCAATTTTTAGATATATCAAATCTTTTAGTTGCAAAAGATATAAGATTTGATTTTAGTTAACTTGGGCATTTTTGAGAAAAGAAGAGTGCGGAAAATATATTATTTTTAGATAAATAAAATACAAGGAGTAGAAAGGAGTTAATATTGGATAGTGGTACAACATTTATTAGTAAAGCTGGATTACAACGTTTTTATGCTAGAATTTATGAAGTCTTTGCTAATAAAAATCATACCCATGTTGGTACTAATATAGATGCAGCTACTACAACTGTTCGTGGTACTGTTCAACCAGATGGGACTACAATTGATGTTACTGCTGCTGGTGTAATTAGTGCTAAGACCGCTACAGGAAGTGCTAAAGGTATCGTACAACCAGATGGTACTTCTATTAATATTAATAATGGAACAATTAGTGTTCCTGATGCTAGTACAAGTCAAAAAGGACTTTTATCTTCTAGTGATAAAACTAAGTTAAATGGAGTTGCAACAGGAGCTACTAAAACAGAAGTTACTAATGCTACTACTTTAACTATTACTGATAGTGCGGGAAGTACATCTACTTTTTCTGGTATGACTGCGGCTGAAAGAAGTAAATTATCTGGAATTGCGGACAATGCTAATAATTATAGTTTACCCACAGCTTCATCAGATACTCTTGGTGGAATTAAAGTTGGTAATCATCTTTCAATTACAAATGGTGTTTTAACAATTGCTGATACTGTAGCATTAGTTTCTGCTTTATCTAATTATGTTACAACGACTGCTTTTAATACTTTTAAAACAGATGACTACGATGTTTTCAAATTAGCTCGTGAAACTAATTTTGGTGAAGATATTGGAGATGGACTTGCCGTTTCTCCTTTAAAGAAATTAGTAATTGATACTAACTTTCTTGGAGATTATATTTCAGAACAGTTTACTCCAGGTGTCGTAGTTCCTACTTATAATAGTAAGACAGGACAATATACAGGAATTCCAGAATGGTTAGCTAGTACACTTGAAGAAGATGAGCATAAAGATGAAATTTATACAACTCGTATTCCTAAATGAGATACTAGCCATGATGTAGTTTGTGTTAAAACTGATGATAATGCTGGTCTTAGTGTAACGCCTTCAACAGAAACTTATGCGGGAGCTGATGATTATAAAAACTTACCAGCTTTCAAAACTTGGGAGGTTAATGGTGGTTATAGTGGAACTGGCATTCCATATGTAACAGCATTTAAAGGTCGTGACTCTTGGTTTAGTAGAACTGGTGAAAATGGAGATGTCTGGATTATGACCCGTGTACTTTGGTATAAGTGGGAAGAAGATGAAGACTATCAATATATTTCTATTTCTGCTAGTCCACAAACAGGATTTATTCCTGAACCTGGTGCTGTATTAGCAAATGGACAGTTAAGACCATTTATTCTTAGAGCTAAATATCCTATTGGAACTTACAATGGAAAGATTGCTTCTGTCTCTGGTGTTATGACTAGAGTAAGAGATATTTCTTATAATTCATTAATTACTTTAACAGCAGCTAAAGGTGCGGCTTATGGTAGTTTATCAGTTGATGACTTATGGTATTTTAAGACAATGATTCTTATTAAATATGCAACGAAATCTTCACAAATAGCCTTCCCTGGATGTACAAATCATTATTTAACTTATTATCCAGTTATTGCCGAGACAAATGTAACTCACGTTACTTTATCTGCTGCTAATGCTGCAAATATTCCTGTAGGAAGTACAATTTGTATAGGTACTTCTGACAGAGGTGGACAGATTATTAATAATGCAAAAGTAATTTCTAAAGAAACTACAGCAGATGGCGTTGCATTAAATCTTAATACTACAACACCTTTTAGCACATTAACGACACATAGAGTAGATACTTTACCTTGGTACTGCGGTTCTTGCGATGAGGTACTTGGTAATGATGGTTCACCTACTGGTGATATGAATGGTAAAGAGCCATTTATTCTTCAAGGTATTGAATATATGGTTGGTTGTTATGAAATTTCAACTGATATTATGTTTAATTGAACCAATAGTGAAGGACATATCTTAGTTGGTAAAGATCGTTCTACTAAGGTTTCTGGTAATTCAACAGGATTTGTTGATACTGGGCTTAAGGTAGGACAAGGTTCAAATGATGGATGGGTATATCCAACAGACTTTACTCATTTAGATGGATTAATTATTACGACCAATACAGGTGCAAGTCAAACTACTGGTGTAGGAGATGGCAACTGAACTTATAAGACTGGTACAACTCAAACAGGACTACGCGAGTTTCGGGCCTTCGGTAACCTCTCCTATGGTGGTATTGCCGGTGCTTCGTGCTTCGACTCGGATATCGTGCTTTCGGGCACGGACTGGACCAGTGGCGGGCGCCTTTCTGGAACAGATACTTATGGTACTTGGTCTAATAGTTAATTTTTAGTAATATAGGTTTAGACATTTTTAAAAGAAGGGATTTGTAACGAAAATTGTTCTGAAGCCCTTGCTTATGTTTCTAAACTGTATTTACTTTTCCTTTGGCGGGCGCTCCTTGGCGGGCGCTCGTGAGGTATAAAAAGTGCGGTTTCAGGCCTTCGGTAACCTCAACAATGGTGGTAATGCAGGTGCTTCATGCTTCAACTCGAATAACGAGCTTTCGAACACGAACTGGAACAATGGCGGGCGCTCATATTGATATTCTAAGTTTTTTATATATTACTTTTAGTAATATTAAATATACTTGCGTTACATCTAGACTACATACTTTGCAAAAAGTCGTGATAGTTCATATGCCTGGCTCTTTTGAGTGAAATGTTATATTCAGAAAATTGGGTTAGTAGCCTATATGGTAGAAAACTCAATTTAGAATATCAATAAGAAAGTGAAAAATGAGGTCATATTTAAAACATTTTACAATTACTCGTGATTTTATTGAGTATGCTTATGAGAAATGACTTAAAGCAGAAGCGGGTCATAAAAATGAATGACGAGTTCAAAAAGAATATGATTCTAAAGATGCTCTTATTGACGAGATATATACGGAGATTAAAAATCGAACAGTTACTCTTAGACCTATTCATAGATATAATCATTTAGAAGAAACTAATGGTAAAATTAGAGTACTTGGGGTTGAATCTGTAAAACAACAAATACTTGATTATATTGTAGTTTTAGCTTTAGATGAATTTTTAAATAAAAGAATAGGTTATTGACAAATTTCTGGAATTAAAAATAGAGGAGCTGTTAGATATTTAAGGAAAGTTCAAGGATGAACTAGAAAATGTAAATATCATGTTCATGTAGATATTAAACAATTTTATCCTTCTACTTCTAAATCTCTAGTCTACAAGGTTTTATTAAAATATATTAAAAATGAAGAAATCCTATATATAGCAAAATTATTGCTTAACTCTTATAATTTTGGTTTAGAGTTAGGAAGTTATTTTAGTTTATGTATGGCAAATTTAGTTGTAAGTTTTTGTTATCATGAGCTAGAAGAAAAAAAGAATTTAAAACATCAAGTTTGGTATATGGATGATGGTTATTTATTTGGAGATGATCCAGAAGAATTAACTGCCCTTGTTAATGAATTAAGCACTTATCTTTTCCAAAATTTTCATCTAGAACTTAAAGCTTGAAAAGTATGTTTAAATAGACGTACATATCGTAGTCGTATTGTTAAACATTCAATTTTTAAAGGAGAGCCAGTAGATTTAGCTGGTTATCGAATTACTCCCACTTGTATCACTTTAAGAAAAAATCTTTTTAGAAGATTGTTACGTTCTTATCGAAGATTTTTAAAAAAAGGTGGAGAACGTCTTGCAAGAAGATGTTGCAGTTATTGGGGATATTTAAAATATACTGATAGTTTAGGAGTACGACGACGTTATAATTTAGATAAAATAATGAAACAATGTAGCGCATTAATATCAGCCTTAGATAAAAGGAGGGCCAATGAGAAACAATAAAACTATTAGTGCAGATGAGATTTTACCCATTGAAATTATTAATAGAAAAAGTCAATCTGAAATTTGACTTCGTCAAAATATTGAATTTGTAGAAACTGAAGACCCAGAAGGTAATCCTTATTCTTACTGAACCGCAGATGAAGTTTCTGGAACTTTAAAACAAAATGTATCATATGAGGATGTAGAAAAAAATTTTGATGAATATTGAGAACTTTTAAATCTTCAAAAATTAACGGATAGAGAATTAGTAGAGAACGTTTTAAAATTAACTCAATTAGTTCAAGCTCAAATTGATTTTACAGCTCTTATGACTGATACTGTTATTGAAACGGAGGAATAATAAATGGCTAATGCAATTGAAACAAAAGCAGCTAAATATTATCAAAAAGGACTTTGGAAGAAAGCTCAATTAATTGCTTTAGTAGAAAAAGGACTATTATCTTCTGAAGCCTACGAAAGAATTACTGGAGAGGAATACACAGAAGGCGAGTAGATAATTATTTATTATGACTCAATTCAGAACTTGAGCCCGAGCCTAAACCAACGGTAATGATCCTAAGGTTATTAAACAGGAATAATAGGCTCGCCACCGTTTTAACGCAAAGGCGGTGATATATCAACTATGGGGTCCTACGAGACCCCTTTTTCTTTGAAAGGAGTGTACACCAATGGACCCAGCAGTTATACAAGTAGTCATTGCAGGGGTTATCGAAATTATAGCAATACCTCTGACCGTATTCGTCTTGGAAAGAATAATAGGTCGCCGCCTTGATAAGTTCGACTCGAAGCGTGAAATAGCCCGTGCCGAACGGGTCGAGACGGAGCGCAAGATTATTGAGCAACGCAAAGCAGAACAAAACATCGTTCTTGCCATTGCACGGACAATGCTGCTCGATAATTGAGAAAAGTGTATGGAGAAGGGATTCTACTCCATCGAGGAGCGTGAGGTCTATCATAAGTTATATGAGGCATACAGAGAAGATAACGGCAATGGTATCATCGAAGAAATTGCTCCGCGTATTCGTGCGTTACCAATGGAACCACCAAAGAATTAGGAAAAAGAAATGTTAAACGTACTTATAAATTAAAAGGTGACGTAAACATTTTTTTTATAATATAGACGAATTAAGAGAAGATATTCATAGATTATGTTCTAAAAAACAGTTATAGGAAGGGATGTCTTTAAACACATCCCTTCTCATTTTATTTATTTAAATTTATTTAATTTGAATGAATTAAAATAAGTAAAATGAGAGTTTAGTAAAAGGAGATACAATGGCAAAATTAATTGATCTTGGCGGATTAACAGAATTCTTCTCTCATTTAAAAAGAATGTTCGCATTAAAATCTCAAATAACAAAAGTTAATTATGATGCTGGAACAGGAGGAAGAGCTCGGTTATTACTAACGCAATCAGATGGATTAACAGAATCAGTTCCTCTTCCAACATATGAAGTTCTTGAAAATTATCCTTCAATAGATTTAACTGAAGAATCTGATGGAGTTATTTTTCAAGTTAATAATATAGATGGCTCTGCGGTAACGAAAATTTTCCATGGCACGCAAGGAGAAAAAGGTGACACTGGAGCAACTGGTCCACAAGGTCTTACAGGCCCAAAAGGTGATAAAGGAGATACGGGAGCTAAAGGTGATACTGGAGCAACTGGTCCGCAAGGAGAACCTGGATTAAGCCCTACTTTAACTGAAACTCAAACCTCTACAGGTTATGATATTGAGATTACAGATGCTAATGGAAATAGAACTATTTCTATTTTAAATGGTAATGATGGAGAAATTTATGACGAAGTAACCCAAGAGGTTCATGGAATTATGTCTACTTCTGATAAAATTAAATTAGATAATATTGCGGACAATGCAACAAAAACAGAAATAATAAATAATGGTAAAACAGTTTCTATTACAGATGCTAATGGAAATACTACAACTTACAACGAGCCTTCTTTAGCTACTTATCTTTTAGATGGATTAATGTCTAAAGATGATAAAGAAAAACTTGATTCAATTCCCGCAGAAGCTTCAAAAGTTTCAATTGATATTTCTAACAATAGACTTATTATTGAAGATTCAGAGGGAAATCAAAATATTTATACTGGGGAGTTTGAAGGTTATAATGATATAGGTACATTTAATGGAAGTTTAGATAATTTTTCTATTCCAGTTGGATTCTACAATTTAGTAGAAGGTCAATATTCAAATGGACCTGAACAAGATTTTAATGATATAGAATTAAATAATGGTATTTTTATTCAATTTGGAAATACTGTTAAGACTCAATTAATTTATGGAGCTCAAGGAATAACTACTGGTTATTTATTTTTTAGAAATTATATCAACAATCAGTGAACAAATTGAATATTAATTAATCCTCCATTAGAATTAACAGAAGCTACTCAATCAGCAAATGGATTAATGTCAAGCATTGATAAAACTAAATTAGATGGTATTGCAACTAATGCTAATAGAACAGAATTTGCTAATTCTATTTTGTCTATTGTTGATGAAAATGGACAACGACAAAATGTTAATATTATTGATAGTACAAAACAGTTTTTTATTAATGAAAATTCTAATACTGCTAGTTTTAATAATAATGATGAAAAATTTATAACAGGGTATGATGCTATAGGGAATAGTCAATCATTTTATTCTGATTATAATAGAGTTAATTTTTTAGGAGAATCTAGTTTAATTTCTAATATTATAAATTCAATAGAAAATAATAGTGCTACTGCTGTTATCTTTTATGAAAAATATGGTAATAAAATTATCTTATTTGATATAGATAATTATGTTATATACAGTTATTCATTTAATAATATTAATAATCTTTTTACTTTAGATTCTTCTTATACTATTCCAATAGCAACAGAAAAAAAAGAAGGATTAATTTCTTCAAATAATTTACAAAAATTAAATAGTATTGCAAATAATGCTGTAAACGTATCTCTTGATGAAACTACTAATACTCTTACTTTTATAGACGGTGAAGGTAATGAAACTATTTTTGAGGCTGCTCCGCAATCTAATGATAATATTGAAATTTCTTCTTTAACTTTTAATGGAGAAACTTTTGGGAAATATCTTAAATTAATTAATGAAGATGAAGAATTAGTTTTAAGTTCTGACTTTAATAAAGAAAGTTGAATTTTATCAACATCAGAAATAACTAATTTTGAATCACTTTTAAATGATTCTTCTAATTTAAGAGATATATATAAATATTTTGGTAATAAAATTACTATTTTAGAAAAAGATACAGGTGATATTTTTACTTATTCTTTAGAAGAAAATTCTTATGAAAAAAGTATTATTACTCAAAATACTACTTATGGATTAAATTATAATCAAAATACTCATACAATGTCTTTATCTCAAGTTTATAGTAGTTCTGATATTGAAATACCTTTAGCTACAGATGAAATTGCAGGTTTACTTAGTTCATTAGATAAAGATAAAATTGATTCAATTGTTGAGGGTGCTACAAAAATTGAAATTTTAGATATTGATGACCAAGAGAGAAAAGTAACTATAGGCAATTTAGAAGATGAAAATAATTATCCTTTATCTTTTGGTAGTAATATTATTATTGTAACAAATAATAATATTGATAGTTTGCGGAATAATCTATCAAATACCGCTAATCAAATTGAATTATATAATCAAGAATATGGAAATATTTTCTATTTATATAATATTGATAGTGCGGAATACTGATATTGTGAATACAATGCAACTTTAAAAATATATGAATTAACTAAATATTCTATTCCCGAAGCTACTCAAGATAAATCTGGTTTATTATCTGATAGTGATAAAACTAAATTAGATAATATAGAAGATAATGCTAATAATTATATTCTTCCAATAGCAACAGATGAAAGCCTTGGAGGTTTTAAAGTAGGAAATGGTTTGTCTATTTCTGAAAATGGTATATTGTCACTAAAACTTGGTACTGGATTATTATTTAATTCTAGTAATCAATTAGTTATAGATACTTCTACTCAAAATAATACAGAAGTTGAAGGTGGAAATAGTTCTTGAAAAGTTACTGAAAAAACTGGTTTAGAATCTCTATTTATAGGTGGACATTCTGGATTAAAAATTACACCTTTAACAGAATATACAGATGCTTTAATTTTAGATATAGATGAAAATACTTTTACTTTTAATGAAAATAAATTAACAATTTTAAATATTCCTATTTCTAAAGGCGGAACAGGTGCAGCTACTAAAGAACAAGCTTTAATTAATTTAGGAGCTCAAGCATTACTAAAAGATAGTTCATATATTTATATAGGAGATAATAATACTATACAATTTGATTATGGTTTATTTAATAGAAATCTTGCGGAAGATTATATAGTTGAAATTAAACCTGAAAATTTTAAACATTATTTAGAAAATATAACTACATCTATAGAAGTAGCTACTTTTTTTAATGATTATTATGGTAAATCAAATTTTAGAATTAAATCTCAAGATGATTTTAAAGTTTACGAATTAGCCTTTAACCAAGAGACAGAAGTATATGAAGTAGAAAAAATTTATAATTATAAAACAGCTAGTGCGGACAATGACGGACTTCTTTCGGCCGCAGACAAAAATAAATTAGATAAAGTTAAGGATTATGAATTTGGTTCAATAGAACCAGAAAATAATCGCTTATTTGATGGTATGCTTTGATTAAAAACAGAAGATAATATTATTAGTTTTAGAAGATGAACAGAAGTTGATGATAATGAAACTTTCAATTACCCCAGTGGAATTAATTATAGTAATATTAATTTGTATCCTGATGATAATATTTATCCTAATATAGATGCAGATTTAATATATCCTAGTGAAAAATTATTTGGAAGTTATATTTTAACTCCTAATACTAATATATATCCAGAAAATGATGCTTTCCCGCACAAGGGAAATGGTTGAATAATTTATACGACATAAAAGGAGGAAGAGAATGGCTTATAGTAGAATTAATTTTAAAAATGGTGCGGAAGGTGGAACTCCTTTAAGCGCTGCTAATATGAATCATATAGAAGATGGAATAGTTGAACTTGAAACTAATAAACAAGATAAATTAACTGCGGGAAGTAATATTACAATTACTGGAAATACTATTTCTGCAACTGTCCCGCAAGTTCCTAATGAAACAGTTGATTTAACTTTTACTTATAGTGATGGAACGAGTGAGGTAATTTCCTTTGTAATTGATGATAGTAATGTTGGAGAATAAAAATGACAGCTATTAATTTTACAGATGTTCGTTCTATTGGATTACATAATAAAAATGTAATTCAAATTAGTTATACTAATTCAGGTGAAATTATTTGACCTACTCCTTCTCTACCTTCTAATTATACTCGTGGAGATTTTTTACAGCAACATTTATCTGATAATAGAGGTGCTCATTTTTCTCTTCCTATTGGTTTAACAGAAGATATTCAATTTGAAATTACTTTAAGTTTTAATACTTTAGGAGAAGAAGAGGAAGAAAAAAGAAATATTTTAGGTTGTTATGATGATGAAGAAAATGTAGTTTGAGGTTTACAAATTTTAAATAATGAGTTATATTTTAATGAAGAACTTGTTCAAAATTTTTCTTTGTCAGAAGATACAATTTACAATATAATTATATTAGATAATGAGTTAAGGATTAATGGAAATTTAGTTCATACTTCTTTAATTCATCCTTTTGAATGAAATTATTTAGGTTTATATGATTTAATTTTACCAGACCAATCTATTGATATTAATTTTCAACAAGCAGATATAAGTATTTACAAGGTAAGAATAAAAAATAATGGTACTTATTCTTACGATTGTGTACCTGTTGAAAATAATAATACTCATTATACCGGTTTATATGATTTAATTGGTCAAAGATCTTTTTATGATAATCAAAATCCTACTATATTAACTGTAGGAACAAATTCTTAAGCTGGTATAAAAAACTTTTTGACAACTTGTCGTAAAATATTGTATAATATATTTACAGAGTCGGAAAGAGGTTAAACAAAATGTTTTGATTGAAAAAGAAAAGAAGTTGATAAAAAAAATAAATGACAAATGAATTAAAAACATAGTATAATATATTTAAAGAAATTGATAATTGATAATTCCTCATGGTGTAATTGGCAACACAATGGATTCTGGTTCCATTATTTCACGTTCGAGTCGTGATGAGGAAGCCACGCCCTTGTGACGGAATTGGCAGACGTAGTGGACTCAAACAAATTTGAGCACTTAGATTTGGAAACTGCTAAGTGAATGCTGGCTAATTCGGTGAAACTCTATTTAAGTAGACAACGCCGAGCTAAATTTTTAGGGCAGACCCATATAATTTAGTCTTCCTAAATTTTATTTATATTGGATAAGTGAGACATGGAAGGATAAAAATGGGTCTAAAAAAATATTCTAAAGAATGGTTAGAAGAGCTTTGTAAAGATAGTTTTTCTTATGCAGAAGTATTAAGAAAAGCAGGTAGAAAACAAGGCGGCGGTGCTCAAAAAACTTTGAGAGAAAAAATTGAGTTATACAATATTGATATTTCTCATTTTACAGGACAAAATTGGAGAAAAGGAAAAACTAAAAAATCTGATAGTAGACTTTTACAGCAAGGATTAAATCAAGAAAAATATCTCCTTGAAGAAGTTTTTGTAAAAAATAGTCCTGTTACTCAAAAAGTTTTAAGAGGGTATATCGAAAGACATTCTGTATTAGAATATAAATGTCAAAATTGTGGATGTAATGGTAATTGGCAAGGTGGAAAAATTGCTCTTGAAGTTCATCATATTAATGGTGATAATAAAGACAATAGATTAGAAAATCTACAGTATTTATGTCCAAATTGCCATGCTTTAACTGATACTTATTGTGGCAAAAATAAAAAGTCCTAAAATAAATGTGTAGAGACTATATACCAGCCTCCTAAGTTGAAAAATATGGAGAAGACATAGTCCAGACTACAACTACTTTTAGTAGGCTATGGTGACATAGTGTAGTAAGAAAATCCACGGGCTTCGGCCGTAAGAGTTCGAATCTCTTCAGGGGCACCAAAATGTTAATAATAATTGACGTGATAGTTAAAACAGTTACTTCTCTGAGATTAGCTCAATTGGTAGAGCGTTTGTTTTACGTACAAAATGTAATAGGTTCGAATCCTATATTTTAGATTTTATATCTGTTTTATAGATTTCCGTCAATTTTAATACTCCCATAGTGTAATGGTAGCACAGTGGTCTTCAAAACCATAGCAACCTGTGTCCAAAGCAGGCGGTCTCTGTTCGAATCGGAGTGGGAGTGCCATTGTAAATAAAGCGTGATAGTAAGAAAGTTACTTCGCACACAATGCAACAGACTCTTAATCTGTCAATAACACTTTCTTTATTATTTCCGCTAATATTAAATATTTATTGGTGAGAATAAATATTTAGTAAGATGATTGTAAGAAAGATACTTCAACTCATAAACAGTTACGGCATAGAGCTTTCTTTCTTAAAAATATCTCTTGCATTAGTTTTATTAATAATTTGACGTGATAGTTGAAATAGTTACTTCATATTTAACTCAATGGGTAGAGTAATTATCTTGTAAATAATCTGTTATTGGTTCGAATCCAATGGTATGTGCTTTTTACTATTTCATAAATTTCCGTCAATTTTTTTATGGGACTTTAGCTCAGTTGGTAGAGCAGAGGACTCTTAATCCTAAGGTCATGGGTTCAAACCCCATAAGTCCCACCATTGAAAATCTGTCCATGGCGCAACTTGGTAGCGCTCATGATTTGGGTTCATGGGGTTCCCTGTTCGAATCAGGGTGGACAGACCATGGGCTGAGGGACTGCTAGGAGTGGTCACCTGTCCTGCAAACAGGAAAGCAGCTGGGTTCGAATCCCAGTCGGTCCACCAAAAAATTTTTTGGACAAAAATGAATAATTTATAGTATAATTTTTATATTAATATTAAATTCTCTTGTAGCTCAAAAGTAGAGCACACGACTGATAATCGTGAGACGAAGGAGCGTTACCTTCCGAGAGAACCATGGGTCAGCTTCCGAGCTGGAGAACGGAGACAGTCTGTAAAACTGTTGCTTTAATGCTGAGTAGGTTCGAATCCTACCTGACCCACCAACATTAAAAATTGGAAGGTAGCTCAATGGTAGAGCCATCGGCTGTTAACCGATCTGTTGTGGGTTCGAGTCCCACTCTTCCAGCCACGAGGTTGTATAGCTCAGTAGGTAGAGCAAAGGCCTGAAAAGCCTTGTGTCGTTAGTTCAATTCTAACTGCAACCACCAAATTATGGGACTGTAGCTCAGTTGGTTAGAGCGCTTGCCTGTCACGCAAGAGGTCGTGGGTTCAAGCCCCATCAGTCTCGCCAATATGGAGTCTATGGTATAATGGTTAATTACGATTGGCTGTGGCCCAATAGATGAAAGTTCAATTCTTTCTAGATTCCCGGAATGCTTTGTCTAAAACCTTCACGTGGTGCATTCTGATTTCGACTAATATTAGACAATATATTATAAAGGGCTTGTGATGGAATTGGCAGACATGATTGCCTTAGAAGCAATTGCTTTATGCGTGGAAGTTCGAGTCTTCTCAGGCCCACCAAAAGAACAAAGGAGACAATATGTCAGAAAAAGTAGGTATTGCTGCACCTTGAATTGGTTATGCTCGTAAAGTTCGTGCTTTATTTGCAAATGATCCAGATGTAATTGTAGAATATGATAATGAAAATATGAAACTTAACTTGCGGGTCAATGGAACAGCAAAAGCAGATGCTCTTGCTCAACTTCTTCCAACAGAGAAAGAATTTGGAAATGTAGTTCTTGCAATTAATGTTATTCCCGCAAATGGTGGAAAAACATGTGCTAATCTTCTAAAAGATGCTTTAATTGGTAACAATGCTTTTTATGATATTATTGATTTTACTAAAGATACTCCGTATCCAGATGTAGTATATGTAGTTTTTGATAATAATGTAGTTCAATATCCTAATGATAATCTTAATCATTATGCGGGAGTAGAAACTACACTTTATGCGGATATTGCTAAAGAAGTTTTTGAAAATGTAGATGGTAATGTTTATTTTAATACTATTTACGATGAAGATAATGACCTTCATTCAGATATTCCTTCTGGAGTTTGGCCTGTAGATTAAAAAATTTTTTTTGACAGATTGAATTAAAATATAATATAATATAAATATAGTGAGAGAGAAAAAAAATAGTTAGTTAAGACAGAAAATAATTTTTGACAAGATGATAGAAGATATGTTATAATATTAATTGACAAGAGGGGACTTCAAAGAAACCGCGGAAAACTTTGAAGAGTGGTAACCGGCTCTCAGCGGCCTAGGAGACAAATACGGAATCCTAGATAGCGCGTGCCACGAAAGGAGTCATGACCTTTCTAAACAGCGAGAGATAGAATAATGAGGTGGTCTCTCGGGAAGTGTTACCTAAGTCAATTATTATCTGAGTCTGGTTTTCCTCAGATATAAAGTTAAAAAAGAAAAGTCCAATGTCTGTTACTCCACAGGCCACAAAAGGAGAAAAGACTTGGCCGTGAGAACGAGTCTATATGAAAGAACTCTCATATTTGTTTAGTTGGAGATACGGTATCGAAAGCCGTTTATCCCGATTATACTGGGATAATAGTTTAAAAGGTAAAAATATCAACTAACAAGCGCTTTACTCACATAGAGAGGACAGCTGTGTTGGATCAGTCCAATCAGTTGCGCAAGTGGTAGGAAAGGAGGCATCCGAAACTACTGCGACATGGATACATAGAAGAGCCTTCACGTGGCGTATCTGTTTTTACTAATCTTCTTAATAGCCGAAGAGACGGCCTTAGCATTTTAGCTAAGAGAATGTACCGCGAGAGATCGGACGGGTGAAACGATAACATCCTGAAAACAACATTAGGAAAGTAGACTCGCAACGCTTTCCAATAGGAGAAAAGATATGAAAGATTTTTTAGAAAAAGAAATAAAGAAATGTCATAGTAAAACAAGTTATGAAACTGAGGATATTGCTTCGCGGGAAGGACATCTAATTTTAAATTATAAAGAATTTAAAGTTTATCAGTGTCCATATTGTGGGCAATGACATATTACTACTGGGTCTGTAGCTTAATAGGTAGAGCACAAACCTCATAAGTTTGGGGATATCAGTTCAATTCTGATTGGACCCACCAAGCGGACATAGTTCAAATGGATAGAGCCCAAGTCTTCTAAACTTGTTGTTGAGAGTTCGAATCTCTCTGTCCGCACCACAGGGCGTTAGCTCAACGGTAGAGCAATAGTCTCCAAAACTATTGATGAGAGTTCGACACTTTCACGCCCTGCCAAAAATTTTTTTTTGACAATTTAAATTAAAATAGGATATAATAATTATAGAGTGATTGAAAGAGTAGTTACTTCTAGGATGAATAATATAATATAATAAATAATAAAACTATTCTTTTATAATATCCTCTAAAATATGTTGTAAAATACAGAGTGATTGGAAAACAGTTACTTCTTATATAATAAAATATAATTTTTAAAAGTTTAGCTAAGACTATTTAATTTAGCTCCATTTCAATACTGTTTTCAATATTTCCTCTTATAGCTCTTTGAAAGAAGAATATCAAGGACTTTATGAAGCATGTGCATTCGCAATAACATGCGGTCATGCGGGCCAGTCAAAAGAGTAGACTTTCATGGGATACTTTGAAAGAAAGCTTTATTATTTTAGGTAACTAAAATGATAGAAGAGATAAAAGTCTCAACTAAAATCTGGTTAGCATTTAATTATTTTGCTATTAAAAGGTAATGTCTTGTCGCTTTCATAATAGGCGCTTCCAGCGGAAGTTTGAATCCTATAAGTCTATAAGCTGGTAACTTATAGATACTGTAGGAAATACCAAATAAGAAAGTTTCTAGTTGCGGGAAAGTAATTTCCTTATAAGACAAGTTCAATGTGCAAGTAGCCCTAATCTAGAATGATAAACGTGAGCCTGCGTTAATGGTTATGATTCTGAAGATTATAATAATTAACTTACTGAATGTTGGGTGAAAGTTAAAGGTAATCAATCCTTTTATAGAGGTGGTATTAAAGTGATGCGGTAGGCAGAATGAAAAACTCACCTGTGGGTTGGACAGCTTTAATTAACTGGGGTAAAAAGTTATAGGCTCGCTACCTATAGCTCAGTTTTATCTCCTATATGACTGAATATTAAAACAAAATAATTAAGTAGAACGAAGGTTCCATAAAATCTTTGATATTCTTTTTTTAAGGTGATTGTAGAAAAAGTTACTTCTCAATATGTTACAAGTTCGATTCTTGTTTTTACCGCCTATTTGGTAGAATAACTCAATTGGTAGAGTGATTGATTTTTTACTTTTTCTTTTATTTCCCTTAAAGGAGGGTTTTGAAAATGACTTCACTTCATGATAAATTTTTAGAAAAAACTGATTTTTGTAAAACTTGCGGAAGTCAACGTTGTGATTGTAGTCCTGAGTGGATTGAAGGCTGTCAACATTTTCAAAAATTTAGTATTGATTATGGTGTTAAAATCTTAAGAAAGATTAAACATAAGGAAAGGACAACCAACGGAGAGTTGGACTCGCCTGCTAAGCGAAGTGCTCTTTAAATAAAAAGAGTTGGGAGCATAACCCAGTCTTTCCGCCACCGAGAGTTGGTAGAATTGGTGAATACACTTGCTTGGAAAGCAAGCGGACATTGTAAAATGTCCTCTGAGTTCGAATCTCAGGCTCTCGGCCAATGGAGTAATGGCAGAATGGCAATTGCAGCAGTTTCGAAAACTGTAAAACGGAAACGTTTTGGGAGTTCGAATCTCTCTTACTCCTCCAATATAGAGCCGTTGACAGAGCAGTTTATGTAGCGGCCTGCAAAGCCGTTTAGGTTGGTGCGACTCCAACACGGTTCTCCAAAATATTATGCGGTTGTGGTGTAATGGTAACACACGAGTCCTCCAAACTCTTGATGAGAGTTCGATTCTCTTCAGCCGCTCCAATGGCGCCATCGTCTAGTTGGACAGGATAAGAGACTCTCAATCTCTAGACGCGAGTTCGATCCTCGCTGGCGCTACCAATACTGCGGCGGGGTGAAACGGTTTCCACGCCGGTCTCATAAGCCGGAGACAGTACGTTCGACTCGTACCGCTCGCAACCAATGAAAGGATGATTCATGTCACATAAATATTTAAACGATATTGGGATAAAATCAAATGACGTTTGTATTTTTAACACTGAATCTATAGATAAAGATAAAAATAGACAGAAACGCTTTAAAAAACAGCGTAAAGAATACGGCTTTGATGAGCGTGAAACATGGTCAATGGATTATACTATGGCTACTTGGATTTATTCTCATTTTAAAGCTTATAAAGAATATGCTTCAAAAATTGTTAATTTAACTTATCATAAATTTAATATTCCTGAATGGAATGAAGAAGAAAATGTTATTTCTAATGAAATGATTGAAATTAATCAAGAAGAAGCTATTGATATTGTTATTAAAAATATTAAATTCTATTTAAAATATAGTGATGATTTAAATAAAGGTGATATAGCTATTAAAAAATTTGAATATGCTTTTAGAATTATAGGTATTATTGCACCTGCAATGTGGTGGTAATAATGAATAGTATTAAAATTTTTAGTATTAAGGATGTTATTTTTATTGTAAAATTAATGTTACAAAATTTTAATATTACTATTCCCGCACAATATTTACCAATTATTGAAAATGATATTAAAGATTATGCTTTACAAGTTTATACTAAGAAAATAAAAGAAGATGATAGTCTTTCTACAAACGTGATGGTTTAAATAGTTACTTCATTTGGCTGAAAACCAAGGGATGAGGGTTCGACTCCTTCTTCTTCCACATAGGGAGAATAGCTCAATGGGTAGAGTGTAGAAAATTATACTATTTAATACATTTCCGTTTAAATAGAAGTGTAGCTCAACGGTAGAGCAGCGGGCTTATACCCCGTAACGACAGATAATCGGCTGATAAGAGTTCGAATCTCTTCACTTCTACCAATTTGCGTCATTAGCTCAATGGATAGAGCGTAACACTACGGATGTTAAAGTTGAGAGTTCAAATCTTTCATGACGCACCAACATGGTCCCATAGTTTAGTTGGTAAGAACAGTTGCCTCGTAAGCATCAGACCAGAGTTCGAATCTCTGTGGGACCTCCATCAAAAATTAACAATAATGAGTCACAGTGTTTTTAATACTGTGGCTCTTTTTTATTGTACACGAGAAAAGGAGGACGGAATGAAAGCAAGAAAATGAATTATGGTAATGGCTTTTCTATGATTAACCTTAATTACAGGAGGTGTTGTACATCCCGCATATGCAGCAGAAACTAACCACGATGTTTCTATCTCTTGGTTTTATGGAGAAGATGATGACGGAGCTTTAGTTGATGGAGAAGCTGGAACTAAATTAAATACAACTGTAATTCAAGATGTTCCCAATGGAGAATTTGATTTTACAGAATATACTAAAAATCCAGATGGAGCTACATTCTATAAAATGTATGGAATTCTTCCTATTATTAGAATTAATGGAAATTATTATATTTTAATGAGTAAATACTTTGCAGGAAATAGTCCATATGATGATTTAAATAATATAATTAATCTCATAGATGCAGATGCGGATATAGATATTAAATTATATTATTCTAAAGTTCAAACTTATACTCCTACAAAATTAGACAAAATTAAGATATCTGTCGACGGTTCTATTAACGAGAACTTAACAGAACCTCATCAATATTCCGCGTATCAAATTTTTCATGTTGCAAAATCTAAAGATGTTCAAGAAGATGTAACTACTGATGATACTATTGGACAAACAATTTCAGGAGAAGAAACAGGTTTTAGTTATTATATTAAAGAATCTGATGAATGATATCCTGTAATTTCAAATATGACTAATTGATTTACTCTTTCTCAAACAACAGAAGAAGGAGTTTATTTAGTAAGTTTAGCAGACGGAGTTCCTGCCCAAGAGTCTACAGCTATTGCTATAGCAGCAGAGTTAGAACAGCATACAGAAAATAAAACTGCTATTACTATTACTTCTGGCGAAGCTAAATTAGATAATGATCCAGGTTATTATTTAATTGTATCTCCTGTTAATTCTAATTTAATTTTAGCAACTACTAATATAGACATTACAGAAAAAGCTTTTTATCCTTCTATAGAAAAGACTGTTAAAGAAGAAGATAAAAATTCTGCTATAGGTTCTCAAGTACATTTTACTTCAACTATTTCTATTCCAAAAGGAAGTAAAGCTGAAATGGTAATTACAGATACTATGACAGAGGGACTTACTTTTGATACTAATTCTTTACAATTAAATCCTAATATTAATTATAATATTGAATCAAATGAACATGGTTTTACAATTACTATTCCTGCGGAAAATATAAAAGAACTAGCTTCTCAAAATGATACAGAATTAATTTTATCATATTCCGCAGAATTAAATAAAAAAGCTATTATAGAAAATAGAGACGATAATAGTATTAGTGGAAATATTAATACTATTAAAATGAATTATGCTAATTATATCCAAGAGTCATCAGTTGATGTAAATACTACCAAATTTATATTACTAAAGTATGCGGGCAAGGATGCAAATAAAACTCCAATTGGAGGAGCAACTTTTAATTTATTAGATGCTAATGGTAATAAAGTTCAATTTTATGAAATTATTCCTAATCAAAAATATCGTTTAGCAACTTCTGAAGATAGTAGTTCTATGACTGACATTACTACAGCCGCAGGAAAAACTATTGAAATTGAAGGCTTAGATGCTGATACTACTTATCAATTAAAAGAAATTAAAGCTCCGCAGGGATATGATTTATTAATTGAAACTATTGCAGTTCAAGCTCCAGATGATTTATCTTTAGTAGTAGAAGTTGCAAATAATACTAATAGTATTCTTCCTTCTACTGGTGAAAATGGCATTTATCTTTATTATGTAATTGGAGCATGTCTATTAGTTGGTGGAATTTTAATTGTTATCGCTTCTAAAAAAAGTAAAAAAGATATGGACAAAATTGTATAATATCTCATTATAATTTTTTATATTTGTTAGAGATAATTTTCACTTAAAATGCAATGATAGAGAACTTAGCAACACTATTGTTGTTAAGTTCTTTTTTTTATAGAAATAGCAGTAATTAATAAGGGGTGAGACAATTCATGATAAAACTATTAAACGTAGATACTCAGTATAATACTTATGAATATCTTGTAGATTCAACAGAAGATATAGCAAATCTACCTACAGATAGTCCAGGGTCAACCGCATTAGTTGCAGCTACTTCCGAGGTTTACATTTTAAACAATCAGGGTCAATGAACAGTTCTTTAGAGGGAGGTATATTTTATGGATATTACAACATATGCTTTAGCTAAAAAATATACTGATTCTAAAGTTATTCAAGTCTCAGAGGGTATTGTCCCGCAAATTGGAGAGAATGGAAACTGAATAATTGCGGGAGTAGATAGTGGAATTAAAGCATCTTCTGAACAAGTTGAAGTAGATGGTACAGGTAAATTAAAAGTTGATTCTACTAATGGAAATCTTTTAATAGTAGATGAAGATGGACATACTATTGCAACAATTACAGGACAGCAAGAAATTTCTGATGATAATATAGACGCCTTGTTTGAAGATGATTAGGAGAAAAAATGACACAGTATCTTAGTTATGAGGGTCTTCAAAAATATGATGAAAAACTCAAAAATTGGGTGCGGAATCAAGACTCTGTTTTACAACAATTAATTGGAAATGAATCAGTTTCAACTCAAATTACAAATGCTATCGCCGCGCTTATTAATAGTGCTCCAACAGAATTTGATACTCTAAAAGAAGTTTCTGATTGGATTCAAAGTCAAAAAGAACTTAATTCAGAAATGTCTTTGAAACTTAATAAAGTAATAGATATAGAACCAGTATCAAGTGTTGATATTGATATATTATTTTTAACCCCAGTAGCTCTTCAAGAAAATCAATCTATTTCTGATGCTATTGGAAATCTCCAAGAAGGAGAAAAACTTGTTATTAGTAGTGGAACCACTATTACAGATGATTTCAATATAAATAATGATTGCGTAATAGAAGCTGAAGGAGTTACTTTTTCAGGAAATATTTCTATTGCTCAAGATGTAACTGCTACTATTGTTGGAGCAGTATTCTCGGGTCAAGTAACTGTAGTTTAAGGAGGTATAATAATGCTAAGATTTGAAAATTGTACTTTTAATGCTACAGGACTTAATCAAAAAGATAAAACTTTTGGATTAATTCTTACAGGGGATGAAGATATTTATATTAATGATTGTATTTTTAATGGAACTGGATATGCAGGAATTTTAAATAATTCAAATGCTAAAGTTTTTATTTCAAGAACAATTTTTAATTGCGATAATCTTTATAATCCAATAGAAGGAACACAGGATACAAATATTAATAATGATAATGTAGAAATTACAAATTGTATATTTACAGGACATCCTGGAAATAACTTTATTAATTTCTATAAGGTTAAACCTGGTTCTAAACATATTATTAATAATTGTTCTTTTGCGGGACAGTGTAATAATAATATTCTTAGACTTTCAAATAGAAATAATGCAATTGCAGAATTTGATATTTTAGATTCAGAATATATTTATACTGGTGGAACAGAAGATGAATATACTGGATGTGTACTTTTACAAGATTATACTAATAAATCTGGTAATAAACAAAATTTTGCTAATTACACTCTTAAATTTAAAAATCTTACTAAACCATCTGTAGGTTCTTTATATTATGTCTATGAAGATGGAATAGGAATTATTACTAATAACAATCCTATTATTGTACAAGAATAAAATTTGGCTCGGCTTTATTTTTAAAGTCGGGCCCTTTTTTTATTGTCAATAAGAAAAATTTTATGATATAATATAATAAAACAAAGGACAAAGGAGATACAATGAGTCAATTAGATGCACTTTATTCTCGTTATAATAAATTAAAAAATAATAGGCGAAATATCGAGAGTCAAGGAGTATTAAGAAAAATTCAACGCAAAATCCGCAAATTAGAGAAAGAACAAAATAATGGATAAGGTATCAATTATAGAAATTACTGAACATCCAATTGAAATTATTTCAAAAGGAGCAGGAACTAGTTATAAAAAAATTAATAATTCATGACAAAGAGTTCAGACATGTATTAAAAATGGGCATTTATCTGTAACTGAATTTGCTCATATTAATTTCAAAATTGATGGAATTTCAAGAAGTTGTTTAGCACAACTCACTCGTCATCGTTTAATGTCTTTTTGTGTTGAATCTCAGCGTTATGTTAAATATAATTTTGAAGATAATAATTGATATGTAATGCCAAAAATTTTTGAGAAATCTGATGCTTGAACTCAAAGATATATTCATGAAATGAAAAATGCAGCTTTAAGTTATAGGCAAGCTATAGAAGATGGTATTAAACCAGAAGATGCTAGATTTTTTCTTCCAGAAGCTACTAAAACAAATTTAACTTGCGGAATGAATCTTAGAGAATTTTTTAACTTCCTTAATTTAAGGCTTGATCCGCACGCACAATGAGAAATTAGAGAATTGGCAGAAGAAATGTTTAATCAAGTATTAAATTATAATGATGAATGATATACTATCTTATCCTATTGGAGAGAAACTTGTTTCGATAAATAATTTTTTTTGTCAATTGTTTTAAAAATATAGTATAATATTATAAAAGAAAGGAGCAAGAGTAATGACTAGAAAGAAAAAGCATTATAAACCAATACATGTTATGTCAAGTATAGAGCATACTCTTGCTCTAATGCCAAAATTTTATCCTGCTTCTCGTTGTGGGATAATTGGAGATACTTCTTATAATAGAAGAAAAGAGAAAAGAAATTTCCAAAGAGAACTTCGAGATGAAGGATATTAAAATGATTACTCAATATTCTTTTGGATTGAATACTCATGCAAGTAAAAATAATAATGTAAAAGATATTTGGAAAACTTGGAGTTGTGAAGAAATTCGTGCAGATTTACAACCCAATAGAAGTGCAATGATTAATATTTGTCAAAATTTAACTTCTGATTTTAATAAAGGTACAATTATTAGAAGTCACAATGCTTTTCTTGGTAAAAGTGTGTATATAGTAGGTAAAAGAAAGTATGATAAAAGAGGTACTGTAGGTACTTATCATTTAGAAACAGTTTATCATGCAGATACTTTTGAAGAAGTTTTTACCTTATTAAAATCTCAAGGATATTTAATTTTAGCTGTTGATAATATTGAAAAATATAATCCAATAGCATTGAATGAAATAAGACTTCCATATTCTACTGCATTTGTTTATGGAGAAGAAAATGCAGGACTAGATGAAAAAACTATTAAAATGTGTGATGCTATGGTTTATATTAAAAATATTGGAAGTGTGCGGTCAATGAATGTAGGTTGTGCCGCAAGCTGTTGTATGTACGAATATTCAAAACAATGGAGGATATAAAATGAATCGAGCTAAGAATCCTATGACTTATTATTCTAGTGATTTTCATTTCGGACATAACAATCAATGGATTGATAATGATGGAATTCTACACAATCGAGGAATTATTACTTTTGAACGTCATCAATTTAAAACTATTAAAGAGCATGATGATTATCTTGTTCAACTAATTACAAATTGGTCTCAACGTTGGGCAAAAGGTTCTACTTTTTGGTTCCTTGGAGATTGGGGAAGTCTAGAATATCTTTGGGTTATTCAACTCTTAAAAGATAATGGAATTATTACTAAAATGATTCTTGGTAATCATGATTCTGTTTCTGATATTCCAATTTTTAAACAATACTTTGATGAAGTTTATCAATATCCAGTATTTACTTCTCAAAAATTAGTTCTTTCTCATTTTCCTGTAGCTGTTTATCCAGACCAGATTAATGTATGCGGTCATTTACATGGAAGTAAACTAAAAGACGATAATCATGTTATAGCTTCTATTCATGTTGCTAATTATAATGCAATTTCTGACAAGAATCTTGCAACAACTTTTAGCAAACTTCCAAAATTTACTCGTCGTTTTCTTTACGAGCCTTGGGCCGCGGATTATGTTTTTATTCAACCTAAAGAAGATGTAGTAATGGACAGAAATGGTAATATTGATCTTTCTGCATCTAGACTACTTCAAAGAATTAATAAAGAAAAAAGGGATAAGAATGATCCTTATCAACCTTTTGTAGGATAATTTAAGAGGAGTTTTTTTTATGATTTATCAAATTGTAGCAAAAGAAAAACAAATTGAAAATGAATGTGATACTTGTGCATTAGTTGTACCTACTTATTTAAATGATTTTAATGAGAAAAAGGGATATAATTTTATTAATAAAGAGCGTTTTTCTACTGATATAACAGATACAAAATTTCGTTATGTGTCTGATGATGATGTTGTACAATTAAAAATTGCAATTTCAGAATTTAATCAAACAGTTGGAGAAGATGTAATTTCTCTTATTGAATTAATTTAATTTTTGACAGTCTCCCTTTTTCTATGATATAATTATATTACAGAAAAGGAAAGGAGACTTAAATATGGAGTCCGACTTGAAGATTTTGCCACATGATATGCGTTTTTTTGAAATGGCAAAAGCTGAAGCTGAAAAGGGAACTTTTCCTCGATTTAAAATAGGATGTGTTGTAGTATATCGAGGAAAAGTTATTTCTTCTGCTTTTAATACACAAAAGCCAGACCCTATACAAAAGAAATATAATTCTTATAGGAATTTTAATAATATAAACAATAAGGGTTGTATTAATCATTCTATTCATGCTGAAATTAGAGCACTAAAGCATATTTCTTATCCAATGTCTCAAAAAATAAATTGGTCTAAGGTTAAGATTTTTACTTATAGAATTAGTCCAGGCTTGCCTTATGGACATGGAATGAGTCGTCCTTGTCCAGCTTGTATGCAGTTTATTATAAATCATGGCATTCGTCAAATTTATTATAGTACAGATATTGGATATGCAAAGGAGATAGTTGAAGGATGTTAGCTAGAATATACACTTCAAAAGAAATTCAAAATATATTAAAAAAGCATAATGATGAATTAAATACTTGTTATACTATTTGTTATAGACAAAATGAACCATATTTTCATTTACAAGAATTTAGAGGTGGAAATTGGCAAAATAAGAAATTAACACAAGAAGAATCTAAAGATTTATTACTTAAAGATTTCTTTTATCAGATTGTTCCTAAATATTGGCATCTTTATTGTGATAATGTATGCGGGCATTATATTTTAGTATGGGAAATGTAATATGCCTTACAGTATGAAACCAATAGTTGGAATAATTGGTAGTAGGTCAATTACAACTTTAAATTTAGATTTATTTATAGATAAAACTCATGTTGGAGAAATAGTTAGTGGTGGAGCTAATGGTGTAGATAAAATTGCAGAAAATTGAGCTAAAAGAAATAAAATTGAATTTATTGCAATGTTACCAAATTATGAATTATTAGGAAGTCATTGAGCTCCATTAAAAAGGGATGAAGATATCGTAGATTATTGTGATTTAATTATTTGTTTTTGAGATACTAAATCTTCTGGTAGTAAATATACTATGGATTATGCTTTAAAAACAGGTAAAAAAATTATTTTACATGAAATTATAGATAAGGAGAAATAATTATGCTTTTTGGAAATGCTATGGAATGTGCTCTTCTAAAAGTTGGACTTATTGACCATAAACGCAAACCTCGTATTCCTAAGATTCACACTTTTCCTTGCTATAAATGTCAAGGAATTCTAGAAACTATTCCTTATACTAATGTAGCAGCTTGTCAAAATGAAAAGTGTAATAACAGGATTATTTTTAATTAGTTTTTAAACAGACCGTTAAAGTCGTTATGCAAAAGCTAGACTTAGTCTTGGTCAGACTCTTAGTTAATCAACTATACAGAGATTAATTAATGTTTGCTGCGGAAGGTAGAAAAGTTTAATTGTATAGAATTTAAAATAAGCCGCATAAAAACTTTTCTCGAAGGAAATTTCTTTTAAAGGTTTTTGAATAACATGCGCAGTTGGATAATAAATGAAAAAACCTTTTTCAATCTATTTTAATGAAAGGTTAAAATGTACGAAGAATATTATGATGAGTTTGAAGAATTTGATTCTTTTAAAAAAATTTCTCATCAAGTTCCAAAAGGTTTTAAAGAAAATAAACGTTATAAATCAAACCAAGATAAATATAAGGCTCGTCGCAAGGCAAAAACCCGAGAGAAAAAAAGAATGATAGAAAATCAACAATCTTTTTATGAATAGAGGTTGTTATGGAAAGTAGTATTAAAAAAAGAGTAAGTCAGCATTTGCGGGAAGCCATAGATAAAGATGCTGTAACAGAAAAAGGTTGGTTTATTATAGCTCCATATGGCTCTATGAATTATGGCTTATATGATTATGATAGTGATGTAGATAGTAAAATTATTAAAGTTCCTAATATGCGGGAAATCATAAGAAATATAGGTTCACGTGGAAGCTTGACCCGCACACTTAATTTTAATAATGAAAAAATAGAAGTTAAAGATATAAGAGAATTTTCTCGTATTCTTAAAACAGGTTCTATTAATTTTATGGAAATTTTATTTTCAGACTATGTTCAAGTAAATTCTTTATATGAAGAAGAGTGGAATTTACTTCGTAGTAGAAGAGAAGCTTTAGCCCGCGCATATCCTGAAAATACACTATCTTCTTCTCTTGGAATGGCTAAAACAAAATATCATAATTTAGAGAAACAAGATTATAATAATTGTAATTTAAAAGATTTTATGACTCTTATGAGATTAGAATTTTTTGTAAAAAATTATCTTGAAAAAGTTCCTTATAAAAAATGTATTACTGTTGAAGATTTACCAAAAGTTCAAGAATTATGGCTAAAATTTAAACATCAAAAAACAATAAGTGCTGAGGGTTTTAATCGTATTTTATCAGAAGCTCAATTAATTGTTTCTAAAATAGCAAATATGATAGAAAATAGTGATATGACAACTGATTATTCTATGGATAATTTTATATATGATATTAATAATAAATTAATTTTAAAGAGAATTAAGGAGACTTAAGTGAAAAATCAAATTCTAAAAGATTTTTGGGATGCAGAAAATGGAATTTGTGAACTAGTTGTACTAAATAAATGGGGAAAATTTTCCGCTAAAACAATTTGTTCAAAAGAAGATAAAGATGTTCTTAGTTATTGGACTGGAATTCATCTTTGTGAATATAAAATTTTAATTAAAACTCTTCAAGCAAAAGCTTTAGCATTTGATCAGCGAGTTATTGGTATTAAACATGCTATTAATGTTTTACAAAATATTGATTCTCAAGCTAAATGGTGCGCAAAAACAAATGGAGATAGCTATTTTAATCTTTGGTGCTGTGTAGAAGCTACTGAACTAGAAGCTAAAAAAATTCGTGCTAAAATTAAAGAACTTAAAGAGGGCTATCCTGTCTATGCAGAGCATTTAATTAATTCTAAGAGAGAAATCTCAAATAAAAATTATTAAAAAGGAGTTTGAAATGAGTGGTCGTATTTTTGTAGTAGCTGATATTCATGGTTCTGCGGCCGTAGTTAAAAATATTATTTCTTTAATTGGTAATCCAACATCAGATGATATTATTATTGTTGCTGGAGATGCTGGTTTTGAGTATGGTAAACATGTTATGGGTTCTGCAAAAAGGGCTGCTCATAAATTTGTTGGTAAATGGATTGTTATGAGGGGTAATCATGACAACTGTTATCAAAATAATCATGCTCATTGGAATGAGGAAAAACAAAATTATGATTTAGATACTGGATGGTCTTGGGCAGAAGATGGATATTCTTTATATCAGAATAGATATCCTAATATTTTATATATTCCTGATAGTGGAGGAATTTTAAAAATTAAAGATTTTAATTTTCTTTTTTGTCCAGGAGCTTATTCTGTAGATAAAATGTATCGTTTAAGAATGGATTATCCTTATAATTCTAATGAACAACTATCTATAGAAGATATGAATAAACTAATTGATATTGTTAAAGACTGGAATAAAAATGGCTTCGATATTGATTATGTAATTGGACATACTTTCCCACTTTATTTAGAACGTTATTATCGTGATTTATTTATGTCTAGTATTTCTCAAACTTCCGTAGATAAAACTACAGAAAAGTGGTTAAATATTATTAGTGAAGAATATGAAAGGAATCCCGCTTTTAAACAATATTATGGTGGACATTTTCATGATTCTCGCATTCTAGATGATAAATATACTATGGTTTATCAAATTCCAATTCAAATTGTTTAAACCTTCTTTCTAATGGTCTAAATTTCATTGAATTTAGACCATTTTTCTTTTGACAGTTATTAAAATTTTTTGATATAATATAAATAAAGAGAAAGAGAGGTGTTAATAATTTGAATAATTTTTATAAAAATGACTCAATTGAATCACTTACTCCACGAGAGCATGTTAGACTTCGTCCAGGAATGTATGCGGGAGATACTAGTGATGCAACACAACTTGCAATAGAAATCTTAGGAAATTCTATTGATGAATTTAATATTGGTCATGGAGATTTAATCGAAATTTATATAAATCCAGATTGGATTGATGAACAGAATGTTATTCTAATTCGTGATCATGGTCAGGGATTCCCAATAAATGTTCAACGAGATGATGGAGAAACAGTTCTTCAAGCTTCTTTTGATGTTATTAATACTTCTGGTAAATATCGTGATGATGGTGTGTATGAAGGAACAGCAATTGGTTTAAATGGAATTGGAGCAAAATTAACTAATTTTCTTTCTCATAAGTTAAATGTAGTTTCTTATGATAATGAAGGTAATTTTGAATCTATCTTTTTTACAGAAGGAATTTTTGAAAAAAGAGAAACAGGAAAATTAATTCATGCTTCTGGCACAGAAGTAGCTTTTATTCCTAGCGAAGAATTCTTTACTTCACCTATGGTAAATGAGAAGAAATTAAGAGATTTTTGTGAAGATATTACTTGTTTATGTGAAGGTCTTACTATTATTTTTAATAATGAGACTATTAAGCATGAAAATGGTATTCAAGATTTATTAATTAAACATCTTGGTAAAGAAATTGAAATCCTTAATAATCCATTATTTATCCAAGAGAGAAAGAACAAACAAGCTATTTCATTAGGATTAACTTATACAAGTAAAGGTTCTTCTACTATTATTCCTTATGTTAATTGTGGATTAACATCATCTGGCCCGCATATTACAGCTATTAAATCAACAATTACACGTGTTTTAAATAAATGGGCAAAAGAACAAGGAATATTAAAAGCTAAAGATAAAAATTTAGACGGTTCTTCTCTTCAAGAAGGAATGATTTTAGTTGCTAATATTACAGCAGAAAATGTAGCTTATAATGCTCAAATTAAATCTACAATTACTAAAATTGATACTAGTTTTATAAATACTATCCTTGCGGAGCAGCTTGAAATTTGGCTTGATAATAATATTGAAGATGGCACTAAAATTATTGAAAAAGCTCTTATAGCTCGTAAAGCCGCAGAAGCTGCTAAGAAAGCTAGAGAACAAGTTAAAAATAAAGCAAATAAATCTGAAAAAAAGAAAAATATTCAGTTACCTACAACTTTAACAGATTGTTGGAATAAAGATAGAACAAAATGTGAATTATTAATTTGCGAGGGTAAGTCAGCTGCATCTGGATTAGTAGCAGCTAGAGACAGCGAAACACAAGCAGTTTATGGTGTTAGAGGAAAAATGTTAAGTGTTTTAAAGACAGCTCCCGCGAATATTTATAAAAATAAGGAAATTAATAATTTAGTTCAAGCTCTTGGATTGGCTGTTAATCCTGCTAATTGTAAATTAACATATGATGCATCTAAACTTCGTTATGGAAAGATTATAGCTTGTGCGGATGCAGATCCAGATGGGTCAGCTATTGAAAATCTACTTTTTAATATTTTATGGTATATGTGCCCAGAATTAATAATTAATGGTCATGTTTATTCGGCAGTACCACCTCTTTATAAGGTAATTACCAATAAGAATGAGTATATTTATCTTAAAGGCGATAAAGAATTAAAAGAATGCCAACAAGTTTGTACTATTAAGACGATAAATCGTTTAAAGGGACTTGGCGAAATGGATTCAACAGAACTTAATGAAACTCTATTAGATCCTGCCACAAGACAAGTTTTACAACTTGAAGTAAAAGATTTTAAAGAAACTGATAAAATTTTTACAGATCTTTATGGTAAAGTAGTTGAACCAAGAATTAAATTCTTACAAGAGCATGGAGAGGAAGCGAGAGCTGATTATGAATAGTATTAATGTTATTTCAGAGATTTCTCAAAACTTTCTTGACTCATCTCTTGAAACGAATATGAATAGAGCTTTTCCAAATATTCTTGATGGATTGAAACCTGGTCAACGCGCTTGTATTTGGGAAATGTATATAAAGAAGTATACAAGTAAAAAACCTCATGTAAAATCTGCTAAGGTAAGTGGTGGTGTTATTGCTGATTTATGGCCACATTCCGACGTAGCTATTTATGAAACTTTTGCTCGTATGTCTCAACCATTTATTAATAATATTCCTGAAATTGATTGGCATGGAGCAAATGGTAATCCTATTCTTGGTGGAGATGCTTTAGCAAATCAACGTTATACTGAATGTCGTTTAGCAGCTATTACAGAAGATGGTATGCTTCAAGGAATTAATAAAAATAATGTAGATATGATTCCTAATTTTAGTGAAGATGCTAAATGGCCTAAAGTATTACCATCAGTCTTTCCTCGCCTTCTTGTTAATGGAGCACAAGGAATTGGAGTATCACTATCAAATACTTGGCTTTGTCATAATTTTACCGAAACAGCTCAATTAATTTTTGATTATATCCGCACAGGAATTGTAGATAATGATAATTATTATCCTGATTTTCCAACAGGTGGAATTATCATAAATAAAGAAGATTTACCTAAAATTAATAAAACTGGTAAAGGTAAAGTTATTGTTGAAAGTAAATATACTATTAATGGAAATGAAATTAATTTTTCAGAACTCCCTTATCAAGTATATATTGAACCAGTAATTGATGAAATTAAAAAAGGAATCCAAGAGGATAAGATTACTGGAATTCAAGAAATCTATAATAAATCTGATAAAAATAGAATTCTTTTAACTATTGAGTGTGAAAATAATTACAACCCAGAACAAGTAGTTCTTCAATTATTTGAAAATACTAATCTTCGTAAACAATATAATGCTAATCAAAATGGTATTATTAGTAAAACTCCAATTATGATTACTCTTGAGCAATATCTTCAAGAATATGTTAAACATAATCTTAATTGTATTAAAAGAGAATTTCAATATGATTTAGATGAAACAAATGAAAAAATTGAAATTCTTGAGGGACTAGTTAAAGCTTTAGAAGATATTGATAATATTATTCAAACAATTAAACAAAGTAAAAATACTTCAGAAGCAAAAATTAATTTAATTAATAAATTTAATTTTACAGAATTACAAGCAGATGCAATTCTTAAAATGAGACTTAGTAAATTAGCAAATATGGAAAAAATTGCTATTAATAATGAGCTCCAAGAGAAAAAGGAATTTGCATTATATTGTGCGGGAATTGTTGAATCAACAAATAAACAAAAAGAAATTCTAATTAATAGATTAGAAGAACTTGTTAAAAAATATGGAGACAAGCGCCGCACACAAGTAATTCAAAAAGAAATTGCTTCTAAAGATAAAAAGAAAAAAGAAAAAATTGTTAAAGATGTAGTTATTACTTATGATGAAAAAGGTTATTTACAAAATATTCCTATTTCTGCATATAAGAAAATTGGAACTAAAGTAAATGTTCTTAAAATGAAGTCAAATGAATTATTTTTACTTTTCTCTTCTCTTGGACGAATTTTTAAAGTAAGAGCAGAAGAGGTTAAAGAATGCGGGAATCGAGATAAAGGTCAAGCAGTTGGAACTATTTTAAGCCTTGCTCCACAAGAAAAGATTCTAAATATTTTTAATATGGGAATAGATAAAAAACATCCTTATATTATTTTCTTTACTAAATATGGTTTAGTAAAAAAGAGTGATAAAAATATTTGGACTACAACAACTCAAAATAAAAAGGGAATGAAAGGAATTTCTCTTAAAGAAAATGATTCTATTGTAGGAGTCTTTGAAAGTAATGGAGATTTAGCGGTTGTTAAAAGTAAAACTCATATTATTAAATTTGAAGTAGAATCTATTAGAGCTACTAAAAATGGATATGGAGTAAAAGCTATCTCTCTTGATGAGGATGATATAGTAGAAAAAGTAGAAATTATTCCTAAAAATTCTATTAAATATAATAATATTAAAGTTCAAAATCGTGGCGGTAGAGGAGTTCTTATTCATGTCTAGTTTATATCCAGAATCTTGGCAAATTCCACCTATGAAATATTGCTCTAAAGCATCTGATAAAGCCGCAAGACAAGCTTTTGAATCAGGTGACTTTGTTATGCAAGAAAAATATGATGGAGCTTTATATCAATTAGAGAAAACTGATTCTGGATATATTTATTTATTTTCTAGAACAAAATCTCGTAAAACAGGAGAGCTTGTAGAAAAGTCTGATAACTTTCCTCATATTAAGAAATGGGCTGAATGGGCTATTCCAAATGGAACTATTCTCATAGGTGAAATTTATGTAGAAGGTGGACATTCTAACGATGTAACTAAATTATCTGGATGTTTACCTCAGAATGCAGTTAAACGTCAGTTTGATTCAAATGAATATGGTGGTCCTGTAAAATATAAAGTATTTGATATTATTAGATTTGCAGGAGAAGATATTCAAAATAAACCAACTATTGAAAGAATTAATAATTATTTAAATAATACTAGTTTAGACTATTCTTTTTCTGATAAGTATGTACAAAGAGTAACTACTTATTATGATAATTTTGAAGAACGACTTCAACAAATTTTTAAAAATGGTGGAGAAGGTGCTGTTTTTAAAAACAAAAATTGCCCTTATCGCGCGGGAAAACGTTCAACTGTATCTCAAGCTTTTAAGTGGAAGCAACATTTAGATTCTGTTGATTTAATTTGTATTGGACTTGAAGATCCAATCATAGAATATACTGGTAAAGAAATTGATACTTGGCCATATTGGTATAGTTTTACAACTGATCATTTTTATAAATGGGAATTTGATAAAAATAATCCCACATCGGCTCCATATAGCTTTGATGATGTTCCTGATATAGAACCGGTAACTAAGCCATTTTTTTACGGATGGAAAAATTCTATGTCTCTTGGATGTTATAAGAATGGAGAAATTGTTTATGTTGGTAAGGTAGCATCGGGATTAACTGATAGTATGCGGCAAGATATGGCAGAGCATCCAAAAAATTATCTTAATAGAGTTATTCAGGTAAGTTGTATGTCTGTAGATCCTAAAGAAGGAACATTGAGACATCCAGTATTTGAACAGATACGTAAAGATAAAAATCCAGAAGATTGTATTTATAAAGAAATTTTCAATGTTAAGTAAAAATAATTATTGGCAACAAGGTTAAAAATAGGTTATAATAATATAAAGTAAAAGTTAAGAGATAAAAGGAGTTTATATGATTTCAATTGATGAGGTACGTAATATTACCCCTGACCCGAAAGCTCTTATTAGTGATGAACTTATTAATGAGCTAATGGATGAAATTGACGAGAAGATTAAGGTTGAAGCACATAAGGGTAATACCCGTGCTTGTTCTCGTCAGGTTAAACAAGCAGTAGGTGAAATTCTTGTAGAACGTTATGCTGCTGGTGGTTATAATGCAAAAATTCTTGGCAATCATACAGTAGAAATTAGTTGGTAAAAAAAGTTTTTGACAGCATTATAAAAATATAATAAAATATAAATTGAAAAAAAGAGAATAATCTCAAAGAATGAAACAAAGGAGAAATAAAATGGCTAAATATTTTTCAGATAACGCTAAGACTGTTGTAACCTTCCTTCGTGAGCATCAGGGTGTTGACCTTGTTCAGAATGATATCGCTGATGCAACTGGAATTGCTCGTCGTTCAATGACTGGTCTTATTAATTCTCTAGTTAAGAAGGACGTTGCTGTTCGTGATGAGGTTGAAATTGCAGAGGGTAAGACTGTTAAATATGTTCGTCTTACTGACCTTGGTATGACTATTGATCTTGATATGGATAAACCTGTTAAAGCTTAGTATTTATTCTAAAAATTAATAAAGAGATATAGAAATATATCTCTTTATTTTAGTTCTTAAGACTGAAAAATTTTATAAAAATAAGGAGAATAAATATTTATGAAACAAAATTTTATTAATAATGTTGAAATTAGAGGATATGTTTTTAGTCATAGTCTTCAAGAACGTGTAACAGGAGCAACTGCAAAACAGCCTAATACAACTTTTATTATGGGTGATGTAAATATTGCTACTGATAATCAAGGAATGAATATTGTTCCTGTACATTTTACTTATGTAACTGAAACTTTTGCCAAGAGTGGTAAAAAGAATGCTACTTTTGATAATCTACGTCAGATTATTAATAATGCTAAAACTTTTGAAACAGATGGTACTAATGCCGCAAAAGTTCGTATCACTGGACAAATTGAACTTAATGATTTTTATACTCGTCAAGGAGAGCTTGCTTCACCTAAGCGTGTGCGGGGAAGCTTCCTACATTTTCTTAATGCAGGAGAAACTATTGTTGATGATGTAAACAATACACTCTTTGATGTTGACTTTCTTGCTCTCGCTACCATTGAGCATGAGTATGAAGATAATCCCCAACAAAACTATTTAGAGCTTAAAGGTTTTGCTTTTGATTATCGTGGAGCTGTACTCCCAATGAGTTTTTCAGTTTCAAATAAACCTGGTCAAACTTTTTTCCAAAAAGAAGATATTAGTCAAACAAATCCTTATTTTGGAACCCTTCATGGAAATATTAAATCTACAACTATTGAAATTACTCCAGATGTAGATGAAAGTCAAATGGGATTTGGTCAAGTAGTAGTTCGTCCAACTACTAGAACTTTCCGTTCTTGGGAAATTGTTGCAGCTAACATTAACGAGGGTGTTTCAGAAGATACTATTACTCCTGATGAACTTTCTCAAGGATTAGCTAATCGAGAAACTTATCTTGCTGAAATTAAAAAGCGCCAAGAGGAATATCAGAAAAGTCAAGCTGGTAATGCGGGATTCCCAAGCGGTTCTCAAGGAAATCAAGGGGCTCAAACTTTAGGTCAAATGGGTGGCTTTAAGTTTTAATCGAAAGGAGTAATAAATGGCTGTTGATATTTTTGGAATTACTCCTCACAAAGTTAGTCGAGATCTTAAGGGATATACGGTGCTATTTTATGGAGCACCAAAGACAGGTAAGACAACTATTGCATCTCAATTTGATAAAGCTCTATTATTAGCTTTTGAGGTTGGTTATTTAGCTCTTCCTGGTGTTATGGCACAACCTATTAATTATTGGTCAGATTTTAAACAAGTACTTCGTCAGTTAAAAGAAGATCAAGCTCATGAAATGTTTTCAAATATTATTATAGATACGGCAGATATTGCTTATGATCTTTGTGAAAAGTTTATTTGTAGTCAAAATAGTGTCAGTTCAATAGGTGATATGCCTTATGGCGCTGGTTATGCAAAAGTTTCTAAGGAATTTGATGAAGCTTTACGACAAATTCCGCAAATGGGATATGGATTAATTATTATTTCTCATTCTCAAGATAAAGTTTTTAAAGATGAAAATGGGAAAGAATTTAATCAAATTGTTCCAACTCTTGGAACTCGTCCTCGTTTAATTGTAGATAGGATGTCAGATATTATCGGTTTTGCTCATCCTGAATTAGATGAAGAAGGTAATACTAGAACAGCTCTTTATCTACGTGGTACTCCTAGATTTATTGCTGGTAGTCGTTTTAAATATATTAAACCAGTAATTGAATTTACTTATGATAATCTTGTAGACGCTATTCATGACGCTATCGATAAAGAAGCAGAAGAACATGAGGGAAAACTTGTTGTTGATTCTGCTGAAAGAGTTACAGTAGAAGAAATTGATTATGATGCTTGTATTGAAAAATTTAATCAATTAGTAAATAAACTTCAAGAAGTTAGTGGAGCTGAATTTGGTAATCGTTGGGCTGGTAAAATTATTGAATTAACTGACAAGTATCTTGGTAAAGGTAAAAAGATTACAGAAACAACTTCAGAACAAGCAGAACAAGTATATCTAATTGTTACTGATCTTGAAGATGAAATGAAGAAATATCTATAAAGTTTAAAATAGAAAGGATAGGAAAATAAAATAAATTTTTCCTATCCTTTTTTTTAATATAAAAGGAATTTTATGAATAGACGTCAACTGTTAGATAAAATTAGAACTCATTATCTTAAAGATTATTATAATTATAATAAGGTAAGTTCCCAATTAAAAAGATATGAAGAACAAGGATTTAGTTATGATACAATAAACGATATCTTACATTATTGGTATGATATTAAAAAAGAAAAACCTGAAAAATCTAATGGTGGAATTGCTATTATTGAATATATTTTAGTAGAGTATAATAATTGGAAAAAAAGCCAAGAGGAACAAGAAAAAACAATAAAGTTAATTAAACAAAACATTAATAAGTTAAATTATAAAGAAAAAGAATACACAGTTAATCCAACTCCAATTAAAAGGCCTCTGCATTTAAAATTATTTAATTTAGAATAAGAGGTGTTTTTATTGAACAAGAATCAAATTAATAGTTTATATGATAGCGCTTCTGCGCTTCAAATTTTAGGATGTACAATGAAACATCCAAATTTAATTATTAATAGTGACGGTAAATATACTTTTACAGAAGATGATTTTGTTCCTGAAATTCATAAAATTGCATTTGGAGCTTTATATAATTTAGCAATTATGGGAACAACAAATATTACAGTTCAAGTAGTTTATGATTATTTATCTGATAGACCTAAATCATTAGGGGTCTTTCAAGCAAGTAATGGAGAAGAGCTTCTTACTAGAGCTAAAGAAGCAGCTGATTTTGCAGCTTTTGATTTTTATTATAATCGTTTAAAAAAATATTCACTTCTTAGAGGATATGCACGTGCGGGAGTTGACGTATCAGAATATTATAATTTTAACAATATTCTTAATATGAAAGAAAAGCAAGAAGAACAAGAAAGATTTGATTCTTTAACTTTAACTGAATTAGCTGATGAAATTGATAGTTCTATCATGCGAGTTAGAGACGTATATGTTGATAATAGTTTAGAAGAATCTTATACAATTGGAGATAATCTTTTTGAACTTGTAGAATCTTTAAAAGAAACTCCTGAAATGGGACTTCCCTTATATGGTGACATTTGCAATACAGTTACTAGAGGAGCAAGACTTGGTTGTCTATATCTTCGTTCAGCAGCAACAGGAGTGGGTAAAAGTCGTAGTCTTTTAGCAGATTCTTGTTATATGGCTTGCTCAGAAATTTATAATAATTCGACGCAACAATGGGAAAATCACGGTAGCCCGCAACCTTCTTTATTTATTTCTACAGAATTAGAATTAAGAGAACTTCAAACTATGGCTTTGGCATTTATATCTGGTATTCCTGAAAATAGAATTTTAGATGGAGAATTACATTTTGATGAAGAAGATAGATTGAAAAAAGCTATAGGATTATTACAAAATGCTCCACTTTATATTGAATTATTACCTAATTTTTCTGTAAAAGATATTGAAAATTGTATTAAAAGAAATTTAAGAATAAACAGAGTGCAATATATTTTCTTTGATTACTTATCTACTTCTCTTGGAATTCTTGAAGAAGTTGGACGTAGAACTCGCGGAGTTGCAATGCGAGAAGATAGTATTTTATTTTTAATATCAACTAAACTTAAAGAAATAGCAGTTCAATTCAATGTTTTTATTATGACAGCGACTCAACTTAATATGGATTGGAAAACCGATCCGTTACCTGACCAAAATTTATTAAGAGGAGCAAAATCCATCGCAGATAAAACAGATTTTGGTAGTATTCTATTAAATTCAACAGAAAAAGATGAACAAATGTTAGCTCCTATCATTCAAGAATTAGGATGTTCTATGCCTAATGTAAAATTAAGTGTATATAAAAATCGTAGAGGTTCAATTGTTCAATCTTATATTTGAATGGTAGCCGATAAATCAACTTGTAGATTTAATCCAATTTTTGTAACTGATTGGTGGTATAAACCAATAGAAGTAGAAAAAACTAAAATTAAAGTAGTATTACCTTGGGAAGATTAATATGGCTTTTTATGATAAAGATGAAGTTAAAAATGCCTTAGATATAGAAGATGTATTTGATATTTTAGAATCATTAAATGCTGAGCCAGACTTGCGGGAAGATTATATTATAGCTATTACAGTTTGTCATGGTGGAGATAGTCATAAACTATATTATTATGATAATACTAAACTTTTCAAATGTTTTACTCATTGCGGAACAATGGATATCTTTGAATTATTAATGAAAATTAAACAAATAGATTTAAATACTGCTGTATCTTATATTGTTAATTTCTTTAATTTGGGTTGGAAAATTAAAAATAAAGATAATATTGATAATTTTTTAGACTGGAGAATATTAGATAAATATGAATATATAACTAATATTAAAATTAACAATCAAAAAGCAGTTTTTCCAGAAATTGATTCTAAAATTTTACAACATTTCCCGCAACCTAGAATATTAAATTGGGAACAAGAACATATACCAAAAGAAATAAGTGATTATATGGACATTCATTATAATCCTTTAACCGGAGGTATCCTTATTCCGCACACGGATGAAAATAATAGATTAATTGGTATTAGAGAAAGAACTTTAGTTCAAGAAAATGAGAAATATGGTAAATATCGTCCAGCAAGAATTAATGGCAATATGTATAACCATGCTCTTGGATTTAATTTATATGGTTTCTATCAAGCTAAAGAAAATATTAAAAATACTCAAATTGCTTTAATTTTAGAAGCTGAAAAAAGTGTTCTTCAAGCAATTAATTATTTAGGAATAGCAAATAATATAGCTGTTGCAGTTTGCGGATCAACCTTATCTTCATATCAATTGCAAATGCTATTGGACATAGGAGTAAAAGAAATTGCAATAGGTTTTGATGCTGATTATCAAAAAATTGGAGATAAAGAATATGAAGAAACTATAAAAAAATTTGAAAAAATATATAATAAATATTGTGGATATGTTAATATAAGTTTTTTATTTGATATAAATGGTGATTTATTAGAATATAAAAATTCTCCAACAGACAAAGGAAAAGATGTATTTTTTCAATTATGGAGAAATAGAGTATTCTTATAAAAGGAGGTTTTTAAAATAAATATTAAAGAATATAATAGTCCAAATCCTTTATATACTCCAATTCAACAAGTTCTTTATAACAGAGGTATTCCAATAGAAGAACAAGAAAAATGGTTAAATGCTGATTGAAGATATATTAATGATTGAAGAGCTTTTGGAGAAGAAAGGGTGCGGGAAGCAGCGTCAATTATTTATAAAGCTCTTAAAAATAATGAACGTATTTCAACAGTAGTTGACCCAGACGTTGATGGATTTACATCGGCCGCAATTATGATTAATTTTATTAATAATTATTTTCCAAAATATATTAATGAAAATTTTTACTATGTACTTCATTCTGGTAAACAACATGGTTTAGCTGATATTGATTTACAAGATATTGTTGATAGAGGTACTAGTATAATGTGGATTGGTGATGCTGCTAGTAATGATTATGAACAACATAAGTTTTTAGTAGATAACGGTATAGATGTAATTATTACAGACCATCACGAATGTGACGAATATAGTCCATATGCAATTACTATTAATAATCAAATGTGTGACTATCCAAATAAAAGTTTAAGCGGTGTTGGTGTTACTTGGCAACTTTGTAGAGCAATTGAAGAGATTTATCAATTAGGCGATTATACTTCTAAAATGGTTGATTTAGTTGCTTTAGGTGTTTTATCAGATATGATGGATTATCGGCAGATAGAAGTTAGAGCTTTAGTAAATCTTGGTTTAAATGCAATTACCAATCCTTTTTTCCGTGGAATGACTATTAAGAATAAATACTCTATTGATAAAATGAATGGTATTAATTATTTTTCAACTGCTTTTTATGTAACTCCTTATATTAATGCAATCTGTAGAAGTGGAACTCTAGCAGAAAAAGAAATTGTTTTTAAAGCTATGTGTATTCCATATGCTTTTCAAAAAATATTAACAACTAAAAGAGGTCATAAAGGTGAAACTGTTGCTTTATATGAAGAAGCTATTTTAATTGCAGATAGAGTAAAAAGACGTCAAACAAAATTACAAGATGCTTCAATGGCTTTGTTAAAAAATAAAATTGAAAAAGAGCAACTTCTTAATAATTCAGTAATAGTTCTTTTATGCAACCCTGGCGATGTAGAGCCAAACATTGCTGGATTATGTGCAAATAAAATTCAAGCAGAATATCAACGTCCAACTCTTATCTTAATTAAAACACATCAGTTTAAAGATAAAGAAGATATTTATAGAGGCTCTGCCCGCAATTATAGTCAATGTGAAATTGAAGATTTTCGTAAAGTATGCGAAGATACTGGTGAAACAAGTTTAGCACAAGGCCATCAAGGAGCTTTCGGTTGCTGGATTCCCGAATCTAATTTAGATAATTTTATTTTAAAAACAAATGAATATTATAAAAATCTAGATATGTCTCCTACCTATTGGGTTGATTATAATTGGAATAGTAATCAAATTGATTCTAAAATACTTTTAGATTTAGCAGATTTAAATATTTTTGGTCAAGAAATACCAGAAGTATTTGTTGCAATAAAAGATGTTTCTTTATCAGAATCTAATGTTACTTTAATGAGTCCTGATAAACATCCAACAATTAAGATACAAATAGGAGATGTCTCTATTATCAAATTTAAATCAAGTCAAGAAGAATATGAGAGTTTTATTCAACCAAATACAAAAATCACTTTAATAGGTAAGCCTGCTAAAAATGAATGGATGGGAAATGTATCTGCTCAGATTTTAATTGATAATTACGAATTAAAAACAGAATGGGTATTTTAACCTCTGCAAGCACGAATATTTAGCAAAAACACGCCTGGGAAATTTTTTAATCGAATCCCTTAAAAAGGAGAAAAACAATGTCAAAAAATAATCAAGTTCAAGATGATAATGAAAAACTTCGTAAAGATTTTAAGCGTTTTATTAATAGTAAAAAGTTTATTGATTTTATAGTTCAAAATGCTCCAGATATTTATGTTTCAACTATTATTTTTGAGGCTCTTGATAAAGCATTAAAGGAAATTTAATTGACAACTTTTAATTTATAATGATATAATATTAATGTAAGATAAAATAGTGACGAAAGGTGTCAATTTTGAATCAAAGGGTAAGCATTCATAATCACACTTATTTTAGTAATCTTCGCCTACTTGATGCTTTATCGTCACCAGAGGCGTTGATTGACAAAGCAATTGAATTAGGTCTTGCAGGAATCGGAATTAGTGACCATGAATCTTTATCAAGTCATGTTAGAGTAAATAAATATGCTCAAAAAATTAAAGAAGATTATCCAGATTTTAAAGTAATTCTAGGTAATGAAATTTATTTAACTAAAACTAGAGATTCAGGACAAAAATATTATCACTTTCTTTTAGCTGCTAAAGATGAAATTGGTCATAAAACTATGCGGGAATTATCAAGTATTGCTTGGTTAAATAGTTATTTTGATAGAGGTTTACAAAGAGTTCCTACACTTTATGATGAATTAAAAGAAATTGTTTTAAAATATGGTAAAGGTCATCTTATTGCTAGTTCAGCATGTATAGGTTCAAATCTTGGACAAAATATTTTAAAAATGCGAGAAGCAGATATTATTGGAGATATTATTTCTCGTAAAGAAGCACATGATGATATTGTTAATCATGTATTATTTTGTCAAGATTTGTTTGGAGATGATTTTTATTTTGAAATTGCTCCAGCATTATATGAAGAACAAATTTATGTTAATCAAAAAACTTATGAATTAAGTAAAATATTTGGAACTAAAGTGACAGTTCAAGATGATAGTCATAGAATAACTCAAGAAGATTATATCGCTCATAAAGCTCTCCTTAATAGTAAACAAGGAGAGCGAGAAGATATTGATAGTTTTTATCAATATACTTATCTTCAAAGTTATGAAGATATTAGAAAACATTTAGCTCCAACCAATTTAGATTGTGATGAACTGTTTGCTAATAGTATGGAAATTTATAATAAAGTAGAAGAATATTCTTTACTTCATAATCAGAAAGTAGTTCAAGTAGCAGTACAAGATTTTCCTAAAAAAGAAAAAACTGAATTAGATAAAGAAAAATATCCTGTTTTAAATTCTTTATATAATAGTGACAATATTCAAGAAAGAAATTGGGTTAATCAATGTATTAATAAACTTAAAGAAAAAAATATCTTTAATGATTTATATTTAGCAGAATTAGAGTATGAAGCAGATATTCAAAAAGTTGTCGGAGAAAAATTAGGAACTTGCTTATTTGCTTATCCTCTTTTTCTTCAACACTATATTGATTTATTTTGGGAGTGCGGAAGTCCTGTTGGAGTCGCTAGAGGATCGGGCGCAGCTGGTCTTAACCACTATCTTCTTGGTATTACTCAGTTAGATCCCCTTAAAGAAGGTTTTAAATATTGGCGATTTCTTAATAAAGAGCGCCTAGAGCTACCAGATATAGATATAGATACGGCACCAGATCGAAAACAAGCAGTCTTTAGTAAAATAAGAGAAGAACGAGGTCCACTTGGTTTAGTTCAAATTTGTACATTTGGTACTCTAAGTAGTCGAGCATCTGTACAAAGTGCTTGTAGGGGTTATAGGTCAGCTGAATATCCAAATGGAATTGATGTAGATGAAGCTCAATATTTAACTTCTCTTATTGGTAGTGAGAGAGGTTTTGTATGGAGTATCCATGATACTGTTTATGGTAATCCAGATAAAAATAGGAAACCTGTTAAAAATTTTGTTAATGCTGTTAGTAAATATCCAGGTTTATTAGATATTATTCTTAAACTTGAAGGTTGTATATCTCATAGAGGTATTCATGCAAGTGGAGTTCTCTTTCTTGATAAAGGTCATGAGTATGATATTAATGCATTAATGATGGCTCCTGATGGATCAATAACAACACAATATGACCTTCACGATGCAGAGTCAACTGGAAATGTTAAGTATGACTTTCTTTATACAGATGTTGAAAGCAAAATAGCTCAATGCCTACAACTTTTACAAGAACACGGTAAAATTGAAAAAGATTTAACTTTACGTGAAGCTTATAATAAATATTTACACCCAGATGTTCTTCCAATGGAAGAAGATAAGCTTTGGGATGCAATTGATAAAGCAAATATTCCTAGTCTTTTTCAATTAACTTCTATGGTTGGTTCTCAAACAGTTAAAAAATTAAGACCTAGAAATATTAAAACATTAAATGATGTTAATGGTATTATGCGTCTTATGGCTGATGATAGTGGTGAGTCTCCAACAGATAGATATGCAAGACTTCAAAATAATCCTCAACAATGGGAAGATGAAATGAATTATTATAATCTTACCCAAGAGGAAAAGAATGTTATTAGAGAGTATGTCAATAATGGAGTTTTAATTGATCAAGAGACTCTAATGAGAATTCTTATGGATGAAAGAATTTGTTCATTTTCTCTTAAGGAGTCTAATGCAGCTCGTAAAATCGTAGCTAAAAAACAAATGAATCAAATTGAAAAACTTCATCAACAAATTCTTAATAAGGCAACAAGTGAAGCAATGGGAAAGTATCTATGGTTCCTCTTAGCTCCGTCTATGGGTTATTCATTCAGTTCCATTCATGGAACAAGTTATAGCTATATTGCCGTTCAATGTGCATATCTTGCCACATATTTTCCATCTATTTATTGGAATACTGCTTGTGTACGAGTAGATGCTGGATTAGGATTAGATGATACAACCGCATATGAAAAAATTGCTAGAGCATTAGGAAATATCAAAGAACAAGGTATTGGTATTTCAACAATTGATATTAATAAATCTGGAATGTCTTTTGAACCAGATGAAAAAAACAATACAATTATTTATGGATTAAAAGCACTTAATGGAGTAGGTGGAGAAATTACTCAACAAATTATTGATAATAGACCTTATACTTCTGTTGATAATTTTAAAGAAAAAGTTAAAGTAAATAAAACTGTAATGATATCTTTAATTAAATCTGGTGCTTTTGATGAATTTGGTCCAAGAGACAAGATAATGAGAGATTATTTATATATCACGTGCGGGCCAAAGAAAAGAATTACTCTTCAAAATTTTAAAGGTTTAATGGATAGGAACCTTATCCCGCAAGAATTTGAATTTCAAAAAAGATTATTTGTTTTTAATAAAGCATTAAAAGCAAATTGTAAAATTGGTGATATGTATGGTATAAACTTTAATTATTATGATTTTTATGAAGAGTTTTTTGATACATCATTACTTGAACCTCTTGGTCAAGGTTTAGGAATTCCTCAAAAAACTTGGGATAAACTTTATAAAAATGGAATGGATCCTGTAAGAGATTATTTTAAAGCAAATCAACAAGAAATTTTAGATTTATTTAATAATACTCTTTTACAAGAAGAATGGGATAAGTATGCTCAGGGAACTCTTTCTACATGGGAAATGGATTCTTTATCTTTTTATTCTCATGAACATGAATTAAGTCATATTGACAATTCTAGATATAATATAGTAAACTATAATAGTCTTAAAAGAGAACCTGAAATTGAATATATGTTTAAAAGAAATGGACATGATATTCCTATTTATAAAACTTTTAGAATTGCTGGAACTGTAATTGCTAAAAATAGCACTAAATCAATTGTAACTATTTTAACAACAGATAATAATGTTGTAGATGTTAAGTTTACAAGAGATTATTTTGCAAAATATAATAAAAGAATTAGCGAAATTGGCTCAGATGGGAAAAAACATATCATAGAAAAAGGATTCTTTGATAAAGGAACATTAGTAATTATTAATGGTTTTAGACGTGGAGATATGTTTGTTTCTAAAAAATATTCAAGAACAAAAAGTCATCAATTATATAAAATTATTAAAATTAATCAAGATGGAAGTCTTGAGATAACAAATGATAGAGCAGGAGAAGAATAGAAATATTCTTCTCCTTTTGGAGATAAAATGAATGAATATTGATTTGTACATGAGCCTAAACCTGAATGGGTGCGGGAATTGCAAGAACAAGGAATTTTAACTGGCCCTGAATATGCTGCTGTAACTATAGTATATACTTTTTATACAGGAGAACATAAAGATTATCTTTATGATGGAGATGCTTTAATTAAAACTACAGAAGGTATTATTGCTCCAATTTCTTATCAGTGGATAGACAGAGCTAAAAGAAAAAATCCAGATATGAAATTATATTCACCAGTTGAAGGACAAATGGAAGAAATTCTTGCATCTATTTATTCCAATTTGGGCAAAAATAAATAAATTGTAAATTTTTAATTATATTATAAATAAGTGAGCACAAAATCTAGTATAGGGAGGAATAGATGATTACACTTTATAGTACAGGTTGTCCTCGTTGTAAAGTTTTAGAGCAAAAACTTCAACAAAAAAATATTGATTTTAATATAGAATCAAATATGCAAACTATTATTGATATGGGTTTTAGAGCAGCTCCTATTCTTAAAGTAGATGAAAACTTTTATGATTTTGGAGGAGCTATTAAGTGGGTAAATTCATATGAAGATTAATATGAAATTAAACCGCAATTTTACAACTCAATATAATAAATTGCAAGGTGAATTTGGAACAGAAATTGCAGAATTAAATGGTTTTGGAGATGAGCAACTTTCTTATACGGATTTTATTTCTAATTTTATAGATAAACAAACAGTAGCAGATGCTTCTATTGATAGTAATTCAAATGTTAGTCATAAAGATATTGTAACTTTAGAAAGAGAAATGCCTAAACCCCACTCTAAACTTTTAGCTTTTAATAAAATTTATTATGAAATTCAGAAGAAATATGGATTTAAAACAGCTAATGAATGGTTGCGGGCAGAGTGGATAGGTCAGCTTTATATGCACGACGCTCCATCATCAACATTTAGACACTATTGTTTTGCTTATGACTTAAAAGATTTAGCAGAAAGAGGGTTATACTTCTTTCCTGAAAGAAATGCTAAACCAGCAGAGCATTATACAACTTTTATTGATTTTGTAAAAGAGTTTGTTAATTATACTTGTAATCGATCTTCAGGTGCAGTAGGGTTGCCAAATCTTCTTCCATATATGTTTTACTTCTGGAAAAAAGATATAGATGACGATTATCTAGGCATACGAACTTCAGGCAATGAACGATATTATGCTGATCAGGGATTCCAACGATTTATTTACGCGGTAAACCAAAACATCATGAGAGATGGTTCACAATCAGCTTTCACAAATACATCAATTTTTGATCGGCCATATTTTGAAGCTCTTTTTGGTGGATCGACATTCCCTGATGGAACCTTTATGATTGATTATGAAGAAGAAATAATTGAATTTCAAAAATGGTATATGGAAGTTATGTCTGAAATTCGATCAACTAATATGTTAACATTCCCAGTAAACACAATATCTCTTCTTCGTAAAGAAGGAAAATATGATTTAAACACTCTTGATGGTTTCGTTGATCAAAATTTTGCAGAGTGGGCTATTAAACATAATATGAAATGGTCAGATTCAAATATTTTTCAAGATACATCTGTTAATAGTTTATCAAATTGTTGTCGATTAAAAAGTGATATTGCTGAGCTTGGCTATTTTAATAGCGTCGGGGGATCAGCACTTAAAGTCGGATCTGTTAAAGTATCGACAATAAATCTTGCTCGTTTAGCATTAGATACAGATTCAGAAGAAGAATATTTACAAGAACTTGAATATAGATTAATTTTAAATCTTAAAGCTCTTGATTGTGTTCGTCATATAATTCAAAGAAATGTTGACAAGGGTTTGCTTCCTAATTTTTCATATGGCTTAGTTGATTTCCCGCATCTTTATAATACAATTGGCTTCCTTGGTGTTTATGAAACAATGAAAAAATTTGGATACACTAAAGTAGATACGTTAGGTAATACTTATTATACTGATAAAGCTTCTTTGTTCGGTCAGAAAATTTTTGAAACTATTCGTGAAGTATCTAATCAATTTATTAAAGATAATAATTTAGATTATAAGATTAATTGTGAACAAATTCCTGGTGAAAATGCAGCAGATAAATTAATGAAAAAAGATAAATTCTTTTATCCAAATGCCAATATTTATGATTTACCATTATATGGTAATCAATTTATTCCTTTAGGAATTCAAACTACTGGGCAAGAAAGAGTTAGAATTCAAGCGCAATTTGATGCTTTCTGTAATGGAGGATCAATACTTCATTATAATATTGATGCACCTTTTACAAGTTACGAAAAAGCTTTATATATGACTAATTATATTGCTCAAAAAGGTGTTACATATTTTGCATTTAATACTCGAATTTCTACATGTGAAGATAATCATGCATTTTATGGCAACGGGCTTTGTCCAGTCTGTGGTAAACCAAAAGATGCAGAGTTTACTAGAATTGTTGGCTTCTATACAAAAATTAACAGTTGGAGCCAGACTCGCAAAGATGAGTTTAAACTTCGTAAATGGGATAACATCAATGATAATTAAAGGTATTATTTCTGAAGATTTTATTAATTATAAAAAACCTTGTATGGTTATAGAATTTCCAGTTTGTAAAAATTTTAAATGCGGGCAAGCCTTATGTCAAAACGATCCATTAATAAAATATCCAGATATAGAAATTAGTTATTCTCAAATTGTTAAAAAATACATGGAAAATGATATTACACAAGCTATTGTTTTTATGGGGCTAGAACCTTTTGATAGTCCGCATGATTTATTTCTTTTAATTGAAGAATTTAGAAAATATACAATGGATGATATTGTAATTTACACTGGATATTACTGGAATGAAATTTCTACATATGTAGCTATGCTAGGGGATTATAAAAATATTATTATTAAATACGGTAGATACATTCCCAATCAAACTCCACACTATGATGAAGTTTTAGGTGTAAAATTGGTAAGTGATAATCAATATGCTGCAAAGATCAGTTAGGAATAAATATGTATTATAATAATTATTTTAACAACAACAATAATACTACTATTTTAATTATAATTATAGCTTGTGCTCTTATAGTTGGTTTAAGTTTTCTTTTATTTGCTTTTGGCTATTGGCTAATAACTTTAATAGCTGCTCAAATTTTTAATTTTATAATTCCATTTGAATGGACATATGCTTTAGGAGCTTATGCAATATTAATAATTATTAAATTATTTATGTTACCAAGTGGTCAATCTAAATAAAAAATGCCTCAACAAAAGAATAAAAAATTCTAATGTTGAGGCTTATTTTTTTTTGACATTTTATTTAATAATATAGTATAATATAATAAAACGAAAGGAGATTATATGGGAGATGTTTCTTTAGGTACTGTATATGATATTAATAAAACTGTATATAGTAATCAATCAGAAAAAATGCCAGAAGCTTTAGTTCAATCCATGTTAAAAAAAGTTTCAAGCTGGTTTAAAACTAAAGCTCTTTGTGAAGCACAATATTATATGTTTCTTTGTCGTGATCGTAATGATTATACAATTTTTAATTTTATAAAAAATAATCCAGAAAAAGGAATCAAAGAATTAATTGAATTAATTCAATCTCGTGGAATTCTTAAAGATATTGTCTATAATGAAAAATATAATTATTATGAATTTTGGATTAGTATAGATACAGAAGGATTTAGACCAGAAATGTATATGTATATTCTTTTTCCATGTAATGAATTTGTAATCGAGATTGGAGATTAAATATGGATATGATGATTGCTGCTCGTCCCGCAGCTAATATTACAATTATGATTACGCAAGAAACTCCAGAATATGATGCTCAAATGGTAGCTTCTCAAACTGTTTTTGAAAAAGATTTGGAAAAAACAATTAGAAAATATTTAAATGATTATAAAATTGAAACAATATCTATATACGGTCCTTTAGATTATATTGAACATTTAGCTGATACTCTTGGTAAAACTTTTAATCGTGAAATTACTATAATTGGAGCTGGTGTATAATGATTAAATATCTTCTTAAAACAACTGAAGAATATCGTCTTGAAACTGTAGAAGATGTAAAAACTTTTCATAAAAAACTTCAACAAGATGCTATAAATCAAGGATATACGCTAAGCTCTTTTGGATATACGCAAAAGTCAACAACTGCTCGTGGAGAAATTATTGATGAATGGTGTGTTGTAAAAGTTATAAAAATATTCCAAAAAGATAAAGAACCAGAAAATGCACTTAATAAAATTACTTATGAAACTTTTAATAGAGAGGAGTTTAATGGAGATTAAAATAAAATATGAACATGATGATGTCCCTCGATTAAATAAAATTGTTCAAGGAGATTGAATTGATTTAACTTTAGATGAAGATATTCAATTAGATAAAGGGCAATCAGGACTATTTTCTTTAGGAGTGTGTATTCAATTACCAAAAGGATATGAAGCAATTTTAGCTCCAAGAAGTTCAACATTTAAACGTTATCATTTACTTCAAACCAACTCAATTGGTGTTATTGATAATTCTTATTGTGGAAATAATGATATCTGGAAAGTTAGTTTTTATGCCACCGAAACTACTTTTGTTCCAAGAGGAACAAGAATTTGTCAATTTAGAATAATTAAAAATCAGCCTGAAATTAATTTTATAGAAGTTTCATCCCTTAATAATCAAGATAGAAATGGTTTTGGTTCAACAGGATAATGATTTTATCTTTAGATCAAGCATTAGTCACAACAGGTTGAGCAATTTTTGATGAAAATAAATTAATAGCTTATGACAGTTTTACTATAAATGGAAAAGATTCTATTGAAAAAAGATTAGGATTTATTTTTCAAAGATTAACAGAATTATATAATAAATATGAGTTTGATTATTTAGTATTTGAAGATATTCAACAGCAACAAAATCCAAGTACATATAAAAAACTTGCATATGTTCAAGCGATTATTTTACTTTGATGTTTTTATAATCAAATTAATTTTACAGTATTAAGTCCTTCTCAATGAAGAAAAATATTAGGTGGTAATTTTGGTAGAAAAAGAGAAGAACAAAAACAAAAAGCTATTGATTTAGTAAAACAATATTATAATATAAATGTTGATTCAGATATAGCAGATGCAATTTGTATTGGTAAAGCTTATTTAGATAGTCATAAGCAATTAGGATTTGGGGTGATTTAAATTGTTTCTCTTTATTATAACAATTATACTAGCACTAGCTCTTCTATTCTCTGCGGGCTATTGTAGAAAAACTAAAGATAATACCTATGATAATTATTCAAAAGCTACAGGACCTCTTATTGCTGCCGCAATTATAGTAGCATTAGTTGGAATTCTTTTATCTTGTGTTTATACTCAAGATGTAGGTGAAGTTGTTATCCTTCGTAATTTTGGAGGTCAATTAGCTGGAACAACTGAAGAAGCAGGACTTCATCTAAAAGCTCCTTGGCAAGATACAATTGATTATGATATCCGCAATAATATCATTAATCTTTATAGAGATGATGAATACTCTTATGATAACGGAACAGCTCATGGAGCAGAAGTAACTGTTTATGATAAATCTGGTGCTCAAGCAAATGTTGATATACAAGTAATTTATTCTCTTGATCCAAATGCGGCAATTGATCTTTATACTAAATACCAAGAGCAAGAGAATTTCATTCAAATTTCAGCAGTAAATAATGTGCGGGATGCGGCAAGAAATGTATCAGGACAATTTACTACAATTGAAATGTTAAATGCCCGTGAAAACTATGCCAAAGCAATTTATGACAAACTTTCAACAGATTGGGATAAAATAGGATTACATGTTGAAGAAGTTAATGTACAGGATATCAGATACAATCAAGAAATTGTCGATGCCTATAATACTGCTCAAAAAACAGAAATCTCCAAAGTTGAAGCATTAAATCAGCAAGAAACTGAAAAAGTTAAAATGGATACTGAAGTCATGAAAGCTCAAAAAGAAGCAGAAGCTAATAAAATTAGAAGTGATTCTCTAACTCCTGAAATTCTTCAACAAGAATATATTGAAGCTCTTAAAAATGGTAACGCTATTTATGTAGTTCCTGAAGGTTCTACTCCAATAGTCAATCTAGATAAGAAAGCAGAATAAAATTGAAATTTTTAAATATTCTTTTTATTGCAATTCTAAGTTTAAGTATTTTAGGATGTAATAAACCACAAACCCAAGAGAAGAAAGATGAAGAAGTAATAACTGTGCGGGACAAGGAAGCAACTCAGGATAGAAGTCAAGCCGGTTCTAATGCAGTCGATGTCCCGCACCTTCTCGCCACTTTAAATAATGAAAGATTTACTTATTCTTATTCACCTATTGGGTATGACAATATTGATATTGAAATGACTAAAGATTTAAATTGTATAAAACAAATTACAAAATGCTTTGGTTATAATTTTGATATACAAAAATTTTATGATGATTATTTTGATAGTATAAATCTTCATACAGATACAACTCCAGTTATAGGAAATTTCGGACCTTCTGGATATGCAGAATTTACAACAAAATATTATTTAGATAATAATATTCCAATAAGTATAGAAGAAATTTCTGGTATTGATTTTGAAACTTTTACAAATATTGTTAATCATAATTGGCCTATCATGGTATGGTATACTTTAGATGATAGTCAATTTGGTGGAGAAATACAATATTGGCCTTTCCATTATCCAATGATTGCTACTAAAGTAGATAAAGAAAACGTTTATTTATTTGATGCAATTAATGGTGAAAAAGTAGAATCTATTTCTGAATTCCAAAGAATTTGGGAGAAATGTGGGAATTATGGTTTAATCTTCTATTAAAATAGACATAAAAAAATAAGGGGTACTCTTAATTGAGTACCCCTCTTTTTTTTTACCATTTATTATCATTTAAAGAGCATTGTAAGGCTTTAACAGATTCTCTACCAAAATATCCATCTACATCAATATCGTAACCTTTATTAACTAACCATTGCTGGAGAGCTCTTGAGGTCCCAGGGCCTCATTGACCATCAACTTCCGCACCAACTTTACTTTGAATAGCTTCAACTAATTGAGAACCAGTTCCGCTATCATATTCAACATTATACATTCCTCAATGGTAATCTTTATTTCCAAGCCATTGACCGCTAATAACACCATCTTCATAAGTACCTAATGTGTGCTGTAAATCAATAATAGTGTTTCATCCACCAATACCATCAATTTCAAGTTTTCCACCATCGCGATTATTTTTTGGATCAGTTGAAACATCTGGTGTGAAATTTCCACTATCAGAATTACTATAATGAGGTCTAATAACATAGGCTACGTTACCCATATTACGATATTTTTCTTGTACGGCATTACTAACATTACCTTCAATTGTTGGGAATCCAGAGCCATCAAAACTTCCTGTTGCAAATCCAATATGGTCAGTAGCTCCATCTCAATCCCAATTAAAGATAACAATGTCTCCATACTGTACATTATATTTATCTACAGCATAATTTCTTGCGCCATTATTTAAAGCTAAATCTGTATTATAACTTGGAAAACCTTTAACTACAACTCCTGCTTGCTCTAGACACCAACTTACAAACATGCAGCACCATCAAATTTCAACAGAAGGTCCAGCAAGCCAATCTTCATCTCATTTATCAGCTAATCAACGGCCATATTTTGAGCCTGGATTTGGATCATCAGGAGCATAATACCCTAATTCACCATAAGCAACGTCAATAACACTTTTAGCTGTTCCACTCATTTGTTTACTTTCTTCTTCTTCTTTCTTTTCCTCTATTGGTTCATCAGTTTGAATAGTTTGTCCAGCAGCTATTCTTGCGGGATAATCAATACAACATCAATCACAGTCATGATAACCACTAACATCATCAAACACGATATGACCATCAGACAATCTGATTCCGCCTTGCTGTCACATTCCGATATCTCCAGCTTCGATTGGTCAAGAAGCTCTTCATCAAGCAATTCAATTAGCATAATCACGAAGTTCATCTGCATACATATTGTTTAATCATGCATTTCCACCAGTATAAAGTCCTGCATAATATCCTCTATTACGAAGAGTATCGCAAAAAACTTTAATAACATCAGTTAAAGCACGTGCTGATAATTGAAATTGTCTTGGATCTTCAACATCTGTATAACAAGGTAAATCAAATTTATATCCATCAAGCAAATCTGCAAAATGATTAGCATCTTTTCTTGAATTCTCTGTATCTGTAGTAACTGTATAATAATATGCTCCAACATGGAGTCCAGCAGCTACAGCTTTTTTATAATTATTTTCAAATTGTCCGTCTTTGTAACGTCCTAAATTTGTTTCATTTCCACCAGCTTTAATAATAACGCCTCAGAGTCCTCTTTGACGTTTTCAAGCTGCTAAATCAATATCTCCATCTCAATGAGAGATATCAAGAACAAGTTCTTTCATTTTCCGCACCTCTTTTCTATATAAAAAAAGAGTCCCATATTTCAGGGACTCTTTTTATTTTATTTTTTTAGATGAGCAGGCTGCTTTTTTAATTCACGCATTAGTATGTCTGCTTGAAGAGCGGGTTGAGTAAAGCTGTTATTCTTCCATCAAGCAATAATAGAAGCTAAAATAACAGCAACACCTGAAGCAATTTCATAAATATTGTTTTCATCAATATCAATAGGAGTTCACCCAAGTAAAGCGCAAAAAGCATTAACTAATGCGATAAATAGAACGATGGTTCTAGCAATAGTCCCAGGTTCAATTGAAAGCAATCCATCTAAATTAATTGTTTTTGCTTCAGCCATTTAAAACACCTTCTTAATTAACTAATTATTCTCCAGAACTGCTTCCACCAGCAACGAGTTCATCAATCTCTGCATTAGTAGCAAATGTAATATCTGCATCTAAGACATATGGAGAAAGATCAACGAAGCCAGGAAGTACATCGAACTTATATGCAGGAGACTGACCAGTTGTATCAGTATCAACAACAACTACATTGGTTCCAGCAGGATAGGTCTTAGTTGTTCCACTAGCATATTCAACGAAATCGCTAGTAATAGTAAAGGAGTCAGTAACATTATAAACGTTACCAAGGACACCAACAGCTAGAGTTGGTAGACTTGCAAATGCTACAGAACCAGCAGGTTTATAAACAGTAGCAATCTGAGCAGCTACAGTGTCATCAACATAAGTTTTAACAGCTGCACCTGTTGGAAGTTTTTCGTCATTAGTAAGTGTAGTCTCAACGTCTTTATAAGCAGCAGCGTCAAGACCATGAACGGCTACATCTGAACCATTAACAGCAACAGTACCATTTGTAGCACCTTCGGCAACTGTAACATTAACTTTCTTGGTTGTGCTATCAGGAGTTAAATCTGTAGCATTAACTTGGACACCAAGAACTGGAATTGTTACGTCAACCTTTTTGTTAGCATCAGGAGTTAAATCAGCACTATTAACTTGAACACCAAGAATTGGAACTTCAACATCAACAGCACCATTAGAATCCTGTGTTAGAGCTGTACCGTTACGTTTAACAGTTTTTACTGCACCAGCAGGAGCAAAAGTTTCTGTAGCTTTCTGCCATAAACGTTGAATACCAGCCCAATCAACGAGTTTCATCGCCATATAATCACCCTTTCTTTCTAATTACCTTGTATAATTTCTTCTATTTCATCATCTGTAACAGCTCTAAATCCAAAGTCCTCTAATGTTTGATTCCCTGTAAGTTCAACTCCATTAATAGAAGGTTTATTTGTAACATAAAGATAATCTGTTACGCCTTCGAGTTCAACTTCTTCTAATCATTTTGTAATATCTTCTACACTTTGATTCATAACTATTGCAGCTTGTGAAAACAAATTATAATCATCAGAAGCAATAAATTTATCTAAATCTATTGGGTCTGCGGAAATAGTAACTTGAAAATCATCTGTTCCAATTAAACTATTATTATCAACTTTTTCAATTTTACAAATAATATGTCCTTCTTGAATCATTTTTGATGGTCAAGCTATTTCTCAGACTGGATTAATTTTTAAAGTTTTATCTCCAACTTCAATACAATTAAATACATTATAGCCTTGAATATCTAATTCTTGATGATGCCATTTTAAATAAATTTTAGTAGAAGAAGTAAAAACAGAAGCAGCTTCTTGAGAAAAAATTACTTTTAATTTTTTTCCATTAATATCATTGCCACTAAATATCATATCTTCTATTGGTTGATAAAAAGATTTTATTTCTAAAATACAAGAAGTTAATGATAACATATTCACCTCTCCCTCTAATCAATTCTCACTAAAATTATTATAAAATAGGGCATCTTACTTTTTGTAAAATGCCCTAAAATTTTTATTAATTTTGTTCTGGAATATAGAAGTAGCCCTTGTCTGTATTATTATTAACAGAACCATCTTTACGATAAGCAATATAAATAGTATGCGGGATTCCTTCCAAATTCTCAAACTTTGCTTCTTTATAATTCATATTAGAGTTACCATAAGTATTATAATTATAACTACTAGTAGTTGGTTGAGCATCTATCTTCATAATCAAATAGTCATAATTAGATTCTCCATATGAACAATATTTAATAATAAATGTATCATATCCATCAATATTAATCATACAAGTATCAGTAGTGTTATGTTGATTTGTATGTTTACTACTATAATATACTGTATGACCATCTACTTGAGTTCCACTATCAGCTCATTCATCATTGTTAAGGTCTATAGTATATTCTTGTTGAATTAATATTACTCTTAATATCTTTGTAGCAGTTATACTATTATCATAAATACTAGTAGCTGTAATAATTAAAGTATCTCCATCAGAAGCATTTACTAATTTAACTAGACCATTAGTATCAATAGTAGCATTACCTTCAATAGACCAAGTCACTCCACGATATTGCGGGTCAACATCAATACTATCATCTGGGTCTATATAGACAGGAGTTAATTGAGCAACTCTATCATAAACATCTTGTTTATAACAATTGATAGTTTCAATATTGGAATCTAATCTTATAGATACTAATTCTTTATCAGAGCCATCTTTAAAAGCGCTTAAAACATTTTTCCATTGATAAGCTGCTTTATATGTTGGGAATAAACTTAATGGAATATAAATAGAGGTTACACCAGTAGAAGAAAGATATGTATTAGTATCTGAATTAAAGTTTTTAAATACTCCACGAGCATAAACTGTTCTAAGATTTGTCGCATATCTAAATATTTCTGATGTAGAATTAACTGCTGAAAAATCTCAACCAGAAATATCTATTGTATTTAATTTATCACAATAATAAAATAATCCATATAAATCTGTGACTGTTGAGAATGTTCATTTAGACATATCGAGTTCAGTAATTGCTCTATCATATCAAAACATTTGTCTAATAGTAGTAAGATATGGAGTATGCATTTCTCCAAAATGAATACTTGTTAAACTAGGATTATTTGCAAACATAGCTTGCATTGTAGTGACATTTGTTACATCCAATAGATCAAAGTCAAAAGTTTTAATTCTTGTTTCATTAAAAGCATGACTTAAACTAGTAATTTGTGAGGTTTCACTATTAATAATATCAAAAGAGCCAATCTGATAACGACCACTTAAAGTAATATAAGTTCCACTAAAATTATTAAATGTAATATTTAATGTACCAGCGCTAATATCATTCATAGTAGAAATAATGGTACTAATTCTACCGCAATCACTACAATTAATAAATTCTGTATTGGTAATTTTACTATCATAACGAAACATGTTAGATACATTTGCGGAAGATGGTATATTTGGAATAATAACACTCGTTAAATTTGAACAATTTGCCATTGAATATTGTAAATTATTAATTTTATCAACAGATAATTTTGTAGCATCAAGAGTTGTCATTTTACCTTCATAGAAAGCATAATTAAAATTACAATCTGCTTGTTCTCGCATATTTCATTTTGAAGTATCTAAAATAGTTAAATAAGGACACATATGGAAACAATATGTATAATTAGTTACATTTGAAAAATCCATATTAATATCTTTAAGATTATGAATTCCAGTTCCCGCATAAGCATAATTTAATGAATTAGGTTTATTTCTTTCATGAATAACAATTTCTCCATTATTACTTTCAATTCAATCAATCATATTAATATTTTTAATTCTAATAGCACTTCTAATAAATTCATTAAAATTATTATTAATAGTACCTTCAACAATTAAAGTAATAAAACTATTACTATTATTAGCTCCATTACAAATTCATCTAATTAAACTATTTCCACCTGTTCAACCATTACATTCAGAAAAATAAATATTTTGAAGAGCAGAACAACCTTTTAAACAATCAGTAGCATAGCCACTACTATAATCATAAAGTTGCTTAGCATTCCTAAATTCAATTGTGTCAAGAGTAATACAATTTTCAAACATATGAGTCATATGTAAATAATAAGCTCGATTAGCAACTACTAAATTTGGAAATTCTATATAATCAATAGACGTACATTCTGCAAACATATAATCATAATAAATATCTGTTCCTTTATTAATATTCATATTATAATTTTCAGGGAAAATAATCGTTTCAAGTAAACCACATTGATAAAACATATATCTTGAATTTTGAATTTTAGTAAAATTAGAATAACCAATATCTACAGTTATTAAATTAATACATCCAGAAAACATATACTGAGTATTATTTACATTTCCAACATTTCAAGTAGTCATATTTATTTCTGTAATAAATACTTCCATATTATTTACAGTAGTTCCAGAATCTTCCATAAATTTAATTTTAGTTATTGCTCTACAATTTTGAAACATGTAAGACATATTAGTAATAGGAGAAATATCAGCATCATTTGTAGTTGTTGTTAATCTAAATCAATCAATATAATCTAATTCATAACAATCTTGGAACCAACCTTGCATACTAGTAATTCCAATAAATTTAGAATATTTTAAATCAATAGATTTTAAAGCTCAACATCCAGCAAATAAATATTGAGCGCCAGAATCACTTAATTCAACAAAATTTACACTACTTAAAGTTAAATTTGTTAAAGAATGACAATTAATAAACATTCTGCTAATATTAGTAGCTCTACATGGATTAGTAAATAAATAATTAATATTTAAAGTTTCAAGAGCATAACAATTTCCAAACATATATTCTAAGCTTCTATCACCAGCTCATGGATAACTATTATTATTTTGTCCAACTCTTGTAAATGAAACATTATGTAAATCTAAAGATTTTAAAGCTCTGCAATGATTAAACATACCTTGACAATACATAACATTAGAAAATAATCAGCCATTATCTCCTTGATGTGTATTAATTTCTTCAAGAGCATAACAATTTTGTAACATACAGGTTGTACTATAAGCACCAATCATATTAAAGTGTTGATTTAAAGTTTTTAAAGTATAACAGTGTTGAAACATATATTGGAAATTAGTACATTTTTGAGAAATAAAACTATCAGGAAAAGTTAATTCTTCAAGAGCATGGCATCCTTCAAACATCCCGTCAACTCTTTGAAGATTTGCTCCTCCAAAGGTTTCTGGAATTCTAATTGATTGAAGAGCATAACATCATTGAAACATTCTTTCTGCACTAGTATTATTTATCATTGTAAAAGTATCTGGAAGATATAATTCTTCAAGAGACTCACAATAACAAAACATATACGTAGCATTATCTCCACTTCATAAAGAAGTATTAAAATTAGGAATCAAGAGATGCTGTAATGATTTACAATTATAAAACATTTGATAAAAATCAGAACATTTAATAGTATTAAAACTTGTTAAATCTAACTCTTGTAAAGATTGACAATCATAAAACATTTCATACATTGTAGTAACATTTTCTGTTGAAAAATTATTAAAATCTAAAGTTTCAAGTTTAGTACATGCATAAAACATTTCATTAAAAGTAGTTACTAAATCTGTATTTAATGGAGTTAAATCAAAAGTTACTAAAGAAGAACAATAACAAAACATATTAGCACAATTAGTTAAACTGTGTCAATATTCCATACCACTAATATCTAAAGTAGTTAAATTAATACAATCATAAAATAAATTAGATACATTTTTAATACTTTGTCCTTGAGCCCCTCATGTAGACATATCAATAGTAGTACCTCTATATCCTCTAAATAAATTAGCAATACTAGTACAAGTATTAATATTTCACTCTTCTAGATGAAGATCAACACTACTACCACAATAAGTTCCGCCTATTGATTTTCCTGCTAAATAGAAAGTATTATTTCTATAAATAACTCTTTGTAATGCTGAGCATCCTCAAAATTGAGCCTGAATATTTTTAACATGTTCAGTCCAAAAACTAGAAAGATTAATAGTTCGAATAGTATTAGCATTTAAAAACATTACTGCTCAATTAATAGAAGTAGTTGTTTCTTGAATATTTCATTGAGACAAATCTACACTAGTTCCCTTATAGCCACTAAACATTGCTACAAAACTTGTTTGCTGTGAAACATCTCAATGACCAATGTTTAAAGGAATTTTAATATTATAAAACATTTGCCCAACTGCTGTATAATATGTATATCTCATACTTCCATTAGTACCAGTATCAATTCATCTTGTAGAATAGTTTTCATTACTTCAATAATCAATTGAATTAGCCTTCATTATAAATGAATTTGTTTCAAAAGTTTTAAGTTTAGAACAATTATAAAACATAGCTTCAAAATTTACAACTTTAGAAGTATTAAATGTTTGAATTTTTAAAGTAATTAAATTAGTACATTCAGCAAACATTTCTGCCATACTTGTTCCTTGAGAAGTATCTCAATTAGAAAATATTAATTCCGTACCTTTATAACCATAAAACATTCTAATAAAATATTTCATTAAAGAGGTATTAAAAAGAGTCAAATCATGAATTTGTCCTATACTTCCATTGAACATGTCTCTAACATTTACACTAGAATGGAACTTTCATTCATTTGTTATATACAAATCCTGTAAATTAGAGGTTCCATAAAACATTTCTGACATATTGGTACAAAATTCAATATTAAAGTCTGAAAGAGTAATTGTAATTGCCTTACAGTTATAAAACATTTGTGACATATTAATACAAGATTCGGTATTAAAATCTAAAAGAGTAACTGTAGTTGCTTTACATTCTCTAAACATCTGCGACATATTGGTACAAACTTCTGTATTAAAATTTGAAAGTGCGATTGTAGTTAATACAACATTTGTATTATAAAACATTTGATACATTGTTGTTACATGAGAAACATCTCAAGTAGAAATATTAATTTCTGGAAGAAAACATCCACCAAACATATAAGTCATATCTGTAACTGAAGAAGTATCCCAAGTATTAAATAAAATTCAAGGAGCATGTACATCTGCAAAAGTATTAATCATATTCTGTACAGAAGAAATATCTCAAGTAGATAAATCTAATCCATTAGTAAAAGTAGACAGCCTAAACATAGCTCTGAAAGAAGTAATATTAGAAACATTTCAATTTGCAACGTTTATATTTGTAAAAGTTGAACGATACAACATTGCTCTTAAATTAGTAATATTACTAAAATCTAAATTTTCAGCTTCTAATGTTCCAATAGTAGAATCATAAAAGAAACTAAAATCACTATCTCAACTAGGAATATTTGTTAAACTAGTAATATCTCAATCTGTAATATTAATTAAATTTGCAGTACATCCTCTAAAAATAAATTGCATATTAGTACAATTACTCATATCTCAGGTTCTTAAATCTAATTCAAGACTAGATGTTCCCATTTCTCTAAACATACCACTAGCATTTAAAACTTCACTAGTATCAAGAATATCTAATCCTTCAATAGACTGCAAACCTTTTAATTTATAAAACATATTCATACTATTAGCATTTAAAATAATAGGTGCTGCAACTTCAAAAGTAATAGTAATTGTTCCAGTATTATTATCTCAATTAGCTACTACTGGAGAACCTTGAGAACCAATAGCAATACCAGATTTTTGAATACCATTTTCAAATATTATATGTTTAATTTTAGTATCTTCAAAATTACCATCTGTAACATTACTTCCATTTGCCATACGTTTAATAGTATAAGAAAATTCACCACCAGAAATTAATCTAGAATTATATTTTTCTGGAAGAAGCGGAAAATCATAATATGTTTCTACTTTAATAGGAATATCTTCATTTCAAACAGTATACATATTTTGAACACCAGTATACATATCTTTAGGAAATTGCATTGGATATAAAACTATATTATAATCTAAGTAAGTAGGAGAGACATAGAAAAACGCTCTATCCTCATTTGAATCAACACTACCATCCTTACGATAAAGTAAAGTAATAATATGCGGATTATCATCATAAATTTCATATACAACTGTAGTATATGCTGTACTTGGTTTTTGATAAGTATGATATTCACAATTAGAAGTTGATAATCCAGAAGTTTGATCGAGTTTACTAACAATTAAATAATCATAACTTGATTCTCCATTAGAACGAACTCTAATAGAAAATCTTGAATAACCTTGTATAGTTAAATAACAATAAGCATTTCCATTAGCAATATGATAATTAGAATTACTTTTATAAATTTGAGAACCATTTATAGCATTATCACCATCTTCAATCCATTGGTCATTTAAATCAATAGATCAAGAAGCATCAGATAGGTGTTTAATAGAATATCCTTCTATTTCTGCATTTCTAGCAGTATCATAAAATTGTCCTATATCCATTTGCTGCATAGCTAAACAATTATATAAACCATTCTCTTTTTCAGTATAATTAAATAACGTTCTATGTTTGCGGAAATCGAGGTATGTCATACTTTCACAACCAGAAAAAATTTCTCGCATATCCCGCAAATAATTAGAACACAATAATACTATATTAGTTTCAATAGCTTTGCAATTCATCATCATTTGATAAGCTGAAACTACAGTGTTAAATATAATTTCAGGATAGGCTTCTTGTTTAATTTCTGTTAAATTATAACAATTCTTAAACATTTTATCAGCATTTTTAATATACATAAAAGGAAATACTTTAGTAACTAAATCATATGTAGGAGCTGCACCTGTAGATTTTGTTCCTTTTGGTCAAATAATTTTTTCAAGTTCATAACAATTTTCAAACATTGATGACATATTACCAATATTTTCAGATGTTAAACCAAGATTACCATTATTATTATATGGTAATCCAGTAGCTTGAGCTAAATTATGATAAGTTTGGAACATTCAAGTACTTAAATCAATTTCTTGTAATTTTCTACAATCTTTAAATATTCTAACAAATCAATATTTTTGACTATTACTAGTATTTTCAGAAGGAGAATATTCGGTTGTAGTACCTCTTCAATCACCAAATTTTAGATTAACTAAAACTAAATTTTCAAGATTATAACAACCATCAAAAGTTCCTTCAAATTCTTGAGTTGTATTATAATTAGTAATATCTATAGGTCTATCATTTGGAAATTTAATACTTGTAATTTTACGACAATTATAGAAAGTTTCTTTTAATGAAGTTAATTGAATATCATAACCGCCATATTGTAATCAACTTCTACTATATCCTGTAATTCAATTATAACCAGCATTAGGATCAATCTTAGAAATAAATTTAGAAAAATCTATACTCATTTCTAAATTTTTACAATTATAGAAAGTTTGACTTAAATTTCATAAAACCATATTTTGAGAGCCATTACTTGATTTATCAAATTGACCATTAGTAGTAATACTCTTTAAATTAGTAATATCAATTAATGACCCACAATTATAAAACATTTGTTTAAATTGATTATTAGAATGTCTATCAACATAATAAGTTCAATTATTAGAAGTATAATATCTTCTAAATGCTAAATTAATTTTTTCAGGTAAAATAATATGTTTAACATTTATACATTCTTTAAACATTCCTTCATAACAAGGACCATTAAAAACATTTGAATATTTTAAATTAATTTCTTCTAAAGATTTACAATTATAAAATAAATAAGAATAATCGTATAAATTTGTAAAAAAGAAATATTTTAAATCTAAATTTTGTAAAGATTCACAATTATAAAAACATCTACCTACTAATTCAGTCTTTCTTCAATAAGCACTAAAACCAAGAGGCTGAGCATATTGTCCATGTAAATCTGTAATTGTAATTAAGGATTTACAATTATAAAAAATTCTATCAAAATTACAATATAAATAACAATTAGACATATCAAGTGCGGGAAGAGATTCACAATTTTCAAACATACTAGCAGCTTTTACAAGACGTCCATGAAATTCCATTTTAACAAAATCTAAATTAATTAAAGATTTACAATTACAGAACATATAAGAAACATCTGTGACACCTCTTGTTCTTCATCTATCAAAAATAATAGATATTAAAGATTCACAGTTTAAAAACATTTGATTTGTAGAGTATAATCATGGACTTTCAACATCTCCCATATCCAAAGATTGGAGATTAATACAGTCTTTAAACATTTTTTTAATATCTCTAGCCATATGCCAATTAAAATTAGATAAATCTAATTGAGTTGCCAAACAACCCTCAAATAAATTATTAAAATAAATATTTTCTTTATTAAATTGTGCGGTCAATTGCTCATAAATCACATCTGGCAACCAAGCAAAAATATAATCTTTCTTTCTTGGAAATATAATTGAAGAAATATCAATTTCTCTTAAATTATTACATCCAGTAAACATATATGACATATCTTGAACATTAATTGTATTAAAATTAGATAAATCTGCAAAAAGTAAGGAAGCACAATTATAAAACATATAAGACATATCTATAACATTATTTGTATCAAAATCTTTAAAATCAATTAAACTTAAAGATTCACAATTACTAAATAAATGTGTCATATCTGTTACTTTAGAAGTATCTATATTTTCAGGAAGTATAAGTTCTTTAAGATTTTTACATCCATTAAACATATATTCCATATCTATAACGTTAGAAAAATTAAAATGAGATAAATCAATATAATCAAATAATTCACAATTATTAAACATATAACTTGTATCAGTTAATGTTTGTAGTTCTAAATTAGATAAATCTACGGTAATAAGCGAAAAACATCCGTCAAACAAATGAGAAATATTTGTAATATTTTCCCATTGAATCTTATTGAAATTGTTTATGCGTCGTAATTCCCGCATATCATAAAAAGTATATTCTGCATTATCTCTAATTACAAAATTTTCAGCTCTGGTTTGAATAATAATTTTTTTAGTGTCACTATTATAATAAATGTATGGCCCAACATATTCTATATCATTAATAGTAGTTACATATTGAGTACCATGTGGACTAACAATTCTTGTTCTAAAGTCTATACTTTTAATTTCTTGTAAAGAAACACCTTTAGTTGCAGAATAATTTTCTATCATATTCCGCAATGCCATCCCTGAATAAAATATATTATTATCAAAGCCATATGTTCTTTCTAGCAGCTCTTGGGTTACAGCTCTTTCTCTAATATATTTTCCAGGCCCATCAATTAAACCAGTAACATTAATATTAAAATTAGGAATAATACTTTCTTTAGTAGTATCATATTTTGATAAAATAACTTCGTTATCATTGTTAAGAGGAAGCTTATATCAAGGTTCATCCGTTGTTAATTGTTCATAACCATCTGTCTTTTCATAACTTTTATTAATTATAACAACATTTGCTGTTGGAATATAATTTTTTAAACATTTTCTTAAAGTAGAATTATAAGATTTTGTTGCTCTATTAATAGTTTTCATTCTTCCTCAATCAACATCTGAGAAATTAATAGAACGTAAATCTGAACAACCTTTAAACATAGTATCTAAACCATAGATATAATATCAATCATAGTACTTTTCATCATATCCTCTATGTGTTTTTCTATAATTAGTCACATCTTCAAGATATATTTCATCACAAGGATCTTGAAAAGGAATTAATTCTTCTCTTGTAACAACAGGATTCATTTTAAAATTAGTAATATCAGTTAATCTCTCATCATCATTAAACATATATGCATAATTACAACAATAACTAGTATTAATTTTTTCAAAAGAAAAATCTTCAAGATAAATCATTCCAGAGAACATACCAGAACCATCTGCTGGAATATAAAATTCATTTTCTGGTGTTGCTACAATTAATGTTTTAGTATCATGGTCATAATCTCATGTTAAACTATTAGAATAAACTTTTTTACTATATTCATCTACTCTAACAACCAAACTATTAGGAAGCGGGAATAATACATTCGTTCTTCATTCTATATGTTTTATTACTTTTCCAGCAAATTGTTTACTAAAATTTTGACCTAAGAAATTATGCATAGAAGGATATTCATAATAAGGCTCTGGTTTGACTATACAATCTTCTCTAATATATCTACCTATTTGATGAAGATTTAATTGATAAGTTCTAATACCAGTATTTTGTTCTATCATATAATATGGTAAAGCTAATCCAATATCTTTTAAATATCCATCTCTATTTTGGTCAAGACCTAATAAACTAGAAGCAGCATCTTTATTCATTCCTGCATCAACTGCTAATTTAAATAAATCTTGCATATAAGCTTGTACGTATTTGTCTTGAATATAATCACTATATGGAAGATTTACTGCTGGAGTATATTGACTATTCATATTAGTAAACATACCCTCTTGTACCATATTACCAGTAGTTAAATCCATTACTTCTTGAGTAACTGCTTCCGTATATGACATTCTTCAATCAATACGGAGTCCAGCTTCTACACTATTTAATAAATCATATCCTGGCACTCCACTAATATTATATCCCATAAATGCACTACTAGAAGTCATTGTATTAACTTCTGTATAAGTAGTAATACTAGGTTTAATTCCTTCAACTGTTTGAAAATCTTGTCGTGGACTATAAGCATCATAGTGTGCAATTTGTCATCCATTTACACTTAACATAGTTCTAGAACCTGTTAAAATTTCTTGTAAATTTCAACAATTATGAAAAGGAGAATTTATATGCAATGTTTCTTTACCAGAATAGAAGAAATTAATTCAATTAGTTCAATCAATTTTCTTTAATTGGTAACATTCAGAAAACATTCCTGAAATATTATTAATTGAAAAAACTGGACTATCAAAAGTAAATTCTTCAAGAGAAATACAAAAATGAAACATAAAACTTACATCTTTAAGAGATGGAACTTTTCAAAATAAATTTTTAGGATTTGTTTTTAAACTATAACAATGAGAAAACATGTTTTTCATTGAAACCAAATTTGGAGCAAATATAGGTTCAATATTAACAGTAGTTAAATTAGGACAGTATGCAAATGTTTCTTGCATATATGTAACTTTACTGATATCAATACCTTGAAGATTTGCTTCTACGAGATTCGGACATTCAGAAAACATTTGAGTCATATTACTAGAACGTAATACTTTATCTCCATAAAATCTAAAATTAACAAATCCACATTGAGAAAACATTCCAATCATTTCACATTCATGATAAAAAGTTGGAAGTTTAACCTCAACTAAACAAGAACAGTTTTTAAACATTCAATTTAGAATTCTAACATTGGAAGCGTCCCAAGAGGTCAAGTCAATTGTATTAATACTTAAACAACCTTGAAATCAACCCTGAAAACTTTTAACTAATGAAGTATCTAAATTACCTATATTAAAGATAAGTCATAATTCACTCATACCAGAAAACATATTGGTCATATCTTCTGGAACTACAACTTTTCCATTAAATACAATATTTTTAATTTCACTATTATAAGCAGACCATGGATTAGTAAGATATTCTTCTGATAGGTAGGTAACTTTATCAGGATCACCAATTACTAATGTCCCATGGTTTGTAATAGCCCAAGGACAATCACCATTATATCCAGAATAAATAATTTCTCCACCTCGAATATATTTTTCAAGGTCAGACATTTCTTTTCCTGGAAGGTCATCAATAGCAGAAGAAAATTCGTAAGGCATATAGGTTTCATCTCGCCCATTCTTCTCACGAATAGCATCTGCAATATCCGTTAAAACAGATTTTTTAATAAATACTTCTTCTGCCATTTTATCTCCTTTT